ACGAAGAAGCTCCACGGCCCGGTTGGGGATGGCGTACCCGAAGCCCGGAATCACGGTGGTGTCCACCCCACCCTGAAGCGGCAACCGAGCCGGCCCCCGCTGTGTCTCCCACAGGTGGGCGAGAATCAGTTTGGACGCCTGAACGATGTTGGCCGGGATCGGCCGGCGACCGGCCACGTACGTGATCTCATACGGGCCCACCGGAAACGGAAGCCCGGTGAGCCGACGAATTCGCCCGTCCGTGTCGACTTTCAGCAGAGCCGGGGTGTAGCTCGTGCCTGATGTGAGATAGGGCCCGATCGACGTGATGCTGAGAACGGGGGTCACCGACGTCCGGATGACGTAGCTTCCACCTTCCGCATAATCGATCACTGTTCGAGGAACACACGCGCCCACCATCTCTTCAATCATGGGGGTGATTCCTGCCAGCCAGTCCACGATTTCAGCGTCATCAGTGGTGTCGTCCAAGGAAATGTTCAGATGCTTCTTCGCCGCTGGAAGACTGAGAATCCACCGGGGATTCGTCGACGTCACCGGAATCACTTCGGTGTACTTGACAATTCGTCCGGTGGCCATCGTGAACGTCCACAGCCCGATGTGATCCCCTTCCTGGACGGAAGGAGTCAGATCGTAGACGTATTTCCCAGTTGTGGCAGGAGGATTCGTGACCGGGGGAGTTCCCCCGGACGTGCCGTCCGGCAACGTAATCGCGAGCGCGACTGATGTCGCGTTGACGAGTACTCCACCGTAAGCGGGGTCCTTGTCATATAGACTCGCACTAAAATTCAGTGTAGAACCAAGAACGGGCATCAGTACCACCTTTTAGCTCTGAGTCGCGCACTAACTAAGTTGGCAACAAATTGGTACCCAGTAGAATTCAGATGAATAGCGTCCGAAGCATACGAAGCACCAATCTGATCGTTAGCACCTCCGCTAGCCGCAACAAGCGGAGTTCGCACGTCCAAATAGTTATTAGGGTACGTTGACGCAATCGCAGCGTTTATTGCCGCAATCTGGTTGTACCCGGTTGTTCCAGTTATTTCGCTACCGTCTGATTTATTAATCACAGACAATACAAGAAACCGCTTATGCGTAAGTTTAGCCACCATCTCAGCAATGTCCGCCATTACTACTGAGACATCTGTAATATTGTTTCTACCTACCCAAAACACGTTTGTCCATGAATTACGGGTGCTGTCCGCAATCATTCTAGTTTTGATTTGAGTAGAGGTTTCTCCGCCAACTCCCCCGTTGTAAACCCCAGATCGGGGAATCCTAACAAGCCGTAAAGTTTCCGGGTAGTTGGTATTGGCGGTTCCACCGGTGCCGAATGTCAGAGAATCACCCCAGGTTGCTACCGGAGCGGGTCCAGCAGCAACCGCAATCAGATTCGCGGGAGATAACGCGAAAGGAAGAAACCGGATACGACTAATCCATCCGGCAAAACCTCCACCACCCAGCTCTAGTGTCGTACGTGTATTCGCAGCCGGGGCCCCCCCACTGAGAGAGCTGCCAAACCGACTACCGTCACTCCACGCAAATCCGCTTGCTACTACTGACATTGCAAGCGTCCGGGTTCCTCCATACCACGATTGAATATCCCCCAGTGCCGCGTTGACGTTGACGACTCCACCGGCTTGAACAAGAAATGTTGGCTGATAATTTCCGTTTATACCGATAGTGGCTCGATTGGCTACAGTTCCGTCATTCAGAACGAAAATGTTTCCAGAGTTAGAAAACGAAGTAGGTCGGTTTACATCTAGAATTACGGTATAGCCCCCTGTTACCGGAAGAATGTTTACCGGGTTAAACGCTATTTTACTATCTCCAGAAAGTTTTAGTCCAGCAGGTAAAAGCCAGCCGTTAACGCTAATTCTGTCAAACGCAGCAGTATTAATTGCTGCTGTCTGTGTATTGCCCAATGCATCTGTGTACGTCTGGGTAGTAGAGCATGTGTACGTTTCAAAGCCATACAGTGACATTTTGTCTGCGTAGTTCAAATCAAGTACCGGTGGAGCCATGTCCAAAGATGAAAAACTGTGGTTCAAGTTCATCAGCGATGTGAGGTTTGAGCCAGTAGCCTGCGGAATTTCGATACTCTCTACAGCTCTACCTGAAGCGTCTACTGCCGTCAATGCCGCTGATTGAATTCCAGCGTTCATGTAAGCATCTCGTGCGGCATCGTACCGCGTGACTCTATCTACGGCTGGGGTCGGTAGAGTGTACGCCATTTCAAGATCCAATCGTAAACGGGATCAACGCAGAAACAAGCGAAGAATCAGGGTCATCTGGAATAAACAGCGCATTAGAGCCAATCCATGTAAATCCAGAGATGCCAGGCCCAACACTAGGCATATCGCTTGCGCCAAGCCCCACGTAGGGCTCTGTTCGTAATGACCCAGACACAGCAAAACCTGTTATAGCAGTAGGGAGCTCCCCAGCGGCGCCCACGACTCCCGACGCCACGAACAGGTCCGACGTGGCCAGCGGAGCCGTAGTCAGCACCCCGATCCGGCCGGTGCCCACGAGCGAGTCCGACGTCGCCAGCGGCGCCGTGGTCTGCACCCCGATCCGGCCGGTAGCCACGAGCGCGTCCGTGGTGACCAGCGGCGCGCTCCCAGCTGCGCTGGCCACGGTGCCGGCCGCTGTGAAGCCGTCTGTGGTCGCCAGCGGCGCCGTGGTCTGCACCCCGATCCGGCCGGTGCCCACGAGCGAGTCCGTGGTGCTCAGGGGAGCTGTAGTGGTGACGCCGACAGCCCCAGCCGCAGTGAACGCGTCCGTGGTCACCAGCGGAGCCGAGAGCCCCACGAAGCCGGACGCCGTGAAGCTGTCCGTGGTGCTCAGGGGTGCGCTCTGGCCCACGAAGCCGGCCGCACTGAAGCTGTCTGTGGTCGGGAGTCCCAACGTCGTGGTGACGAGTGGAACCTCAATTTCCGTACCGCGCCCGATGTCTTGACGCATGTCGTCAAGGTGATAGCTGACGTTGCTCGTTCCACCGGCTTTACCCCAGCGAACGGCGTCGATCGCAGCGGCCGTACCCCCGGACGTCGTAGGCACGGAGAACAGAAGGGCCCCGTTGACGTCATAGACGTTGGCCGTCATCGTGGCCGCGCTCGCGACCCCGGTAGCTCCGGTGAGTACAGTTTCGATCAGACACCACGTGTTGTTCGGAATGGTGCCCGTGCTCAGGGTTCCAGCTCCGCCGGTCACGATGACGCATCGGAGTTGGTTTGTCGCAGAAAGCTGAAGCCGTGCCTGAGCCGCGCTGGACCCCCGGAAAGTCACCGGTCCCTGAATTTCAGCAGTCGGAGAACTTGTGATGTAGATCCAGGTATGCGCCGCTGCTTGATTGGCGGACGTGTCGCTTGCTTCTGCGATGGTCGCGGTTGTGGTGGTGGTGACGTTCCACAACGCGGATACGGTTCCGTATCTCGCCTGTGCCGTTGAGTACTTCAGGAACCCGGAAACACCCTGTGATACAAGCGAAAACGCAGCATCACCGAAGTCATCAGACGTTGCGACATCGATGTTTACGCCGTTGGTCTGGCCTTCAAACCCCCATGCTTTAAGGGTCATTAAAACCTCACCGTAATGAGTCCGCCATCCAAGTGGGTATTGGCGTCCGTACCGGTGGTCGGGATCGTGGCGTGTCCGGCCCAGTTTCCGTTCAGGTCCACGGTGTGCCCCTGAAGTCCCTGGGACCGGTCGAACTTGACGTTTGACATCGTGCCCCACGAAATACCGCTACCCGGATAGGGATTCGCGGCGGACTGAACGGGAACCTCGCCACCGTAGATGATTCCGTTGACGAACCGGAAACCAGCAGAGTATCCCTGAGAACTGTTGCACATCAAGGCAGACCAATCAGTCCGGCTCAGTTCCCCGGTGCTGGCCAGTCCGGTGCCGTTCGACACCCAGGGCAGTGGGCGGGCTGGATGCGTCGAATCCAGGAACGGTGAGGCATACGGTCCACCATCCGGCAACGACCCCATCGGAACACAAATGAACGGGCCGGCATCCGGGAGTGCCCATGCTTCCTCGACCGTGTAGACGTGGCCGGACGCGGACTGAAGGAAGAAATGGGCGACCTGGCGTCCGGGCCGTGCGTCGATCACGAAGTCTTCAAAGTCGGTGCCGACACCCCCGAACTGCTGAATACCGTCGTTGTGCGTCACCGTGTCGTTGTTGCCGGCAAGGGTTTTCGACGCGGACGTGAGCCTGCCCAGTCGCCGGATCATCACTCGCCGGCCGATCATTCCGGTGGCCCAGCCCGCTCCGGTGGCCGCGAACTGGGCCCCGTTGCTGATCGAGATGCCGTCGGTGGTTCCCTCGATCAAGACGTCGTACAGCTCCACATCGTGGCCACTGATGGCGTTCTTCTCGTTCAGAAATTTAGGGTGAAACCACCCGTGGTTCACCTTGACGCGTTTGGCTGCAATGTTGGTAGTTGTCAGTAGCGCATTCACGGAATTGTCTCCCGTGAACACACATTCGTTCAGTTCGACATCCGGGGCCGTAACGGAAACTCGGGCCCCATCGAACAGAACGTTTGAAATCACCTGGCCTGGAGTGGAATACGTGACGTTGGTCGTTCTGACCGACGTCACTGCGCCCATCAGGTAATCCGTGTTTGCCCCCGCCACAACGACCGACGTCGAGGCGGAAGCGCTGTGGCCACCCGCGTCGGTAACGGTGGCTGTGACAGTGAGCACCGATCAGGCCGTAGCAGTCAAAACGGTCTGGTTCAGGGTGGCCGCCACGATGGTCCAAACCCGGGCAGGATTGGAGACGACATTCACCGTTCCGCCGTCGATCGTGACATTCACTGAGCCTGGCGCACTGACGTTTCCCTGGCTGTCCGTGACCGTACTCGTTATCGTCATCAGAGCCCGGTCGGTGTCGGTGTGGTTGACAGTCAGCGTGATAAGCCCCCCGGGAGGAGCTACCGGGGAACCCGTGGTCATGGACGTGATTACCGGATTCGCCACCGGGTCACGCAGCGATCGGGGTACGGGACGCGGTGAGCGTCGTGATCGTGAGCGTGTTCGTCGACACCCACGGAAGCGCTACGGAAAGCTGAACAGAGCCGATGAACACACCACCGGAGGAAAGCGTCCAGAGCGACAGGTCCGTGATGGTTTCCGACGTTCCGCCGTTGGTCCACGCAGCCAGTGACGCGAGGGTCATGGTCGCGGTTCCACCGGTGGAGTTCCACGTCACCGCGTTCCGCGTGGTCGATCCCACGGAAATGGCTGTGGTGCCGGCGGCCCCGGGATCGGCGGTGTGGAGCTGAGCGAACACGGCGCTGAACGCGCTCGCCGCGCTTCCACGGAACCGCTCCAGCTCCGCTGAAGCGGTAGCAACGGCAATACCTCTGGTCATTTCGGCTCCGGGTAGCAGATTCGGCAATCGGGGGTGCACGGTGCGTGGTGCTGGACGGAGCCGACCGCGACGAACACGGTCTGCGTGGTAAGGACATCCACAGGATTCTCCACAGTCGGTGGACCGGCCGGGGCTGAGGGAAACCCCGGCCGGCCGAACGGGTTCAGCGGCGCGAGCGCTCCGTCTGAGCCGACGCGTACGCGTCCGGGGTGATCCCGGGAGGGGTCTGCTGCCACCCACCGGGGGTCAGGTACAGATCCGACGTGTGCTCCGGGCCGATGGCCGGGGGCGGGGGGACGGAACCGTTGGCGATGTCGGCCAGGTTCTGATCGGTCAGCTTGTACGCCTTGACGAAGTCGGCCGTGAGGTTCGGGGCCTTCTCCTGCGCAGCGGCCAGCAGCGCGTCTCCACCGGAATCCGGCTGGACACCGGGGGTGACGTCGGCCCGGATGTTGTCCGGGTCCACGAAGCTGACGCTGGACAGCGGGTCGGCCTGGAGATCGAATCCGTGCCGGCCCTGGAATCCCTTCTGGTCACCTTCGGTGAAGGTGTCGGAGCCGACGCGGGGATCGGGCACCTCTCCGGCCACCGGGGCGATGCTGGCACCTTCGGGCTGATCGGCCACAACGACGGGCGTATCGGTTTCGGACGGCTTTTCGGACGGCTTCGGGGCCGTGGCCTTCTGAGCGGGCTTGCTGGTTTCGGTCACAGAACTCTCCTGTTTCACGTGGAACACGAGTGGGGTCGGATCGGGCCCGACACTGGGGGATGTGCGAGCCCGATCCGGAACTGGGGGTGAATCAGGTCAGGGTCGCGAAAACCCGGACGGCGGACGACGTGGAGACGTCCGCACCGACGCGCCAGAACGAGTACCAGGCACCCTGGCCGGTGGGCCGACGGTTCGCACCCAGCACGATCGGGTCGTAGACCACGGACATGCCGACGCGGTCCACGATGTAGTACTGGCGCGCGTCCAGGTAGGCCATGACCTTGTTGCCGGTGGTGTAGGTGCCCAGGATCGACGTGGACTCCAGCACCGGCTTGCCCAGCATCACCGGGCCACCGGGGGTGTCCTGGAGAATCGGCGTGGTCGCGCCCGTGAACTGGGGGGTGTTCCGGAACACGTTCATCGTGTTCAGGTTCATCAACCAGACGTTGTTGGCGCGCGGGGTGCGCCACCGGGCCGGCAACGCAGCCTGGAGCGCGTACGCATCCTGAGCAGCCGGGCCAGCAGCCGCTGTACCCGCCCGGTTCTGGCTCGTTCCCCGGGGGATGACACCCCAGGGCTGGCCGGAGCCGGTACCGACCGCAAACGCGGCTTCCTCGATCCGGTCCTTGGCATCGGCCAGAAGCTCCGGGAGCTGAGCCGCGAAGTCCGAATCGCCGAGAACCTCGAACGAGCCGAACAGGTAGGCATCGGCCTTCTGCGGAGTGATCTTGAGCTGACCCACGGTCGGGCTGGCGTCCGCCGCCTCGATCCCTTCCGCCGTCCACTCAGCCGAAACACCGGCCGACGTGACGCCGTTCCAATCGTTCGTCGTAGTGGTCTTGATCGTGGCGATCTGCCGATACGGGTTCGCGGAGCCCGCGTTGGTCAGAATGATCGTCGGGTCCAGGGTGAACGGCACGAGGTACCCACCGTTGGCCGACGTCAGGGACAGGGCCGCACGAGCGGCGTACCCTCCCGGGTCCACGAGGTACTGCTCGAAAGCGGCCAGGTACTCCGGGGAACCGGTGGCCAACATCTGCCGGGCGATGTTCGTCCCGAACTGCTTGCCACCCTTCTCGATCAGCTCCGCACACCGCGCCGCGCCGTCACTCGGAAGCGCGTAGTGGTCGTCCCGAGTGTGGTAGCTGTCCACGACCTGAAGCGCCCGGCTCCGGATCTGAGCCGCGCCCATCGTGCCGTTGCGGACCGCCTCCATGTCCGAGAACGGGTCGGCCACGGTCTGACGGGTGTGGAGCCGGGGACCGGTGGAGCCGGACATCTGCTGGATGTTCGACCGAACGACCTGTTCCTGCTGGGGATCGGCACCGGCTTCGGCCCCGGCCTGCTCAGCAGCGATCTTGGCCTTCATCTCCGCGATCTTCTGGGCACGTTCCACGAGTGGAGCCTTTTCGGTCTCCAGCCCGTCGAACTCCTCCAGCAGGGTGTCAGCCCGGAGCTGAGTCTCCTCGGTCTCCTCGACCGTTTCCAGGGATTCGAGATCGGTCTTGATCGCAGCCTGGCGGGTGACGATTTCACCCAGCCGACCGCGATACACGATTTCAGCCACGTTGGGCCACTTCCTCTACATGCCGCGTCGGATGCGCTCCCGCTTGATGTAGGCGGCGAGCGTTGTCGTTGCCCGAGTCGCGTGCTCACGCGGCGCTTCAGGCTGATCCGTCGGCTCTGTGGAGAGTGACGTGGGGGCCACCGGCTCCAGTGGAGTGGTGAGCCCCTCAAACTTCTGCCTCCACTCTAACCGTTCCTCTGGCGTCATGGCACTCAGGTCTGTCAAGAGAGTTGCCATCCGGGTTCCGAGAATCGCGGCTCCGGTGTACGCGGCGAATACGGCTGGACCGTACTCGCGCATGTCGATCTCTTTCCGGACGATCACCGGGAGAGATCTGCTGGAGTCGGACGACGCCCGGCCGTCCCGCACGGAGCGCATGAGCCGGCCGGAGTACGACTGAGCTGTGAGCGCTCCCTGTTTGATGGCGTCCAGCGTCCAATCCGCGAGCGGATTGTCCAGGTAGCGCGTGGCCGTGAAGACGCCTCGTTCATCGGCCTGGACGTCGATCGGGACACCGATCGGCATGGACGCGGCCGGATTGGGCTGGCCGTCGATCGTGCGTGCATGGTTGAACAGCACCCCGAATCGGCCGTTGCCCCCACCTTTCGGGCCCTTGTCCGCAATCGTCTTGTTGAACGACGTCGGGTCGTTCGACTCGAAATAGTGGCCGTCTTGGTCGCGAATCTCTGAACGCTGGTTGAAAACAGCGGCGTACGCCTCGACCACTCGGCCGGAGCCGTCCGATCGGATCGTCAGATCGTCCAGGGCGTAGATCCGCTCAACGGGCCGGACGTGGAAATCACTCATGCTGCGACCTTCTCTTTCTGTGGGCCCGGAATCGTACCGTTGAGCTGGAGGGGTGCCCCTGCCGGAAGGGCCGGTGGCGTAGGAGGTTTCGGGGGTTCGGGTTTCTCGAACTTCAGAAGACTGAAGTCGCCGGACTCCAGCGTCTTGATCACGGATTCACCGGTGTATCCAGCGGTCACGAGAGCAGCGGCAGCCTGAGCCGTCACCAGCATCGTGTCGGCCCGTTCCTTCTCCCCTTGCCGGAGAGCCGCGATATCCCGGATGTCGAACCACAGTTCGGCACCGGGGGGCACGGTGACCAGTGTGGCCAGGCACGCGCACGCGGACCGCCACAGGGGACGCATGGTGATATCGGCAAAACGACGCATGGCCTGTTCGTAGTTGGAATACGTCGCAGCCATGAGACCTTCTTTGGTCCCGATGACGATTCCGGGCACTCCGGACGCAATGATGATCCGGTTCTCGCCAGCAGCCTGAACCGTAGAAAAGTTCATCTGCTCAAACGTGTTGCCGATCACGGTAACGTCGGCACCTTCGTCCAGAACCAGGGTACGGAATGCGTTGTCCACTCCACCGTGCCGATCCTGGATTCGATCTCGAACCTTCTCGGCCACACCCTTGGCCAACTTCTGCGAATACTTGATCAGAAGGTTCGGACTTGCCGCGTTCTCCAGGTACTTCGTCTTGTAACTCGTCATAGCGTTGTCGCCGGCAACGTCCCGGAGAACGGGGGTCAGCCAGGACATCCCCCGGAAACTGGCGTAGGGGTCAGGGTTCGGGGCCCAGTGCGCCACTTCGTCCACGGTGAAGAACGATGGATAGCCGGCTGTTTCGTAATTCGGGGCCTGGGGGTCGTAGTAGAACCCGATCACCTTCCGGTACTCCCGGCCGATGCTGTCCATGACCAGCTCGGAGATGATCGTGACCCATTCAGGTCGGAGCCGCACCAACTGGTCACCCGCGTCCCAGATGTACGCGTTGCCAGCCAGGTCCGCGTCTTGGATCATCCGGACGAGAAGCTCACCGGTGGTGCCGTTGGGCCACGGATTCTCCAGCTTCCGGAGAGACGTGTTCCTCCGACCGTCCGTGTTGAACGCACCGAAAAGACTCTTGTCGTTCAGGTCTCGGAAAGCGAACTTAGCTTCCGAGAAAAGACTGAATCTCGCGAGAATCGCCCCGAACACTACAGCGTTGCCGACGTAGGCATCCATAGAACACGACACGATGGACGGGAGGATCTGCTCGTTCCCGTTGATCCCGTAGGACGTCGTGATGACTGCGGCTCCAGACGGCTCCAGCCCCCGCCCGAAGAACCGATACCGTAGATCTGACCAGAACGTCATTCGTACCTCCTGCTAGAAACTATAAACGTCCGGGTCGGCTCCACGGTTGTCATCCACACCCTTCACTACCAGGACGCTGACTACCAGAGGCGAGATGTCGCCAGCCGACTTTCGTCGGCCGAAAATCCAGCCCCCCTCTTGCCGGACCACCCGGACCGACCCCTCAAACGCCGTGGTAAGGATTCGGGCCCCCGCGTGCCACGCGTCTCCAGCGTCCACGATGTGGTTGCGGAACGCGCCACAGGCTTCGGTGTACTCACGCATTGGCACGTCCACCATGAACACGCCAGCGTCTTCAAACTGCTTACGCAGAGCCCCAATTGGTGCATCCGGGCACCACAGCACACCGCACAGTGTCTCGTGCTTCTCCGTCAGATCGAGCAACCGTTTGGCCACTCCTTCGGTACCGGTGATGTAGTCGATCACTCCGAAGTGGATCGAGCCGTCTTTCCGGAAACCTCCGACTCCAATGGAGACGTGGGTGCCTGCCGGGTTCATGTCAACGGCGAACACCACTTCGCCGTCGATACTGGATTGTGGATCAGTCTGCTTGGCCCAGAGGTTTTTGGGGATCTGATCCGGGTCCATCGGAACTCCACCCAGTTCCGTCCAGCCCATGCGCTCGCGACCGAACTCACGGACTCCTTCCAGATTTGTCCGGAGAGTCCGTGATTCATCCTCGATCACCGAAATACGCATCCGGCCCCGGTGAAGCGCATGGTTGGCGTGCATCCAGTTCTGCTGGTTGTCCATGGCACACCGGCCGTTCAGATCGTTGCCGTAGATGTGGTCGCACTGGAGCCCACGCTCACACCCTGGATCGTCCCAACCACCGGGGGCCTTGTATTCGATCATGATCAGGGACGGATCGTTGAGCCGACGTCCACGAGCCTGGATCGACCGAAGAAAGTCCGAACTGGCCAAGCCGGCCGACGACACGAACATGACCTGGGGATTGTCTTTACTGGACATCGTGGGCAGGAACGCACCCATATTCGCCATGGTCAGGAACAACGCCTCATCGAACACGATCCGCTTGCCGTTGAGCCCACGCGGACCGCCGGGCCCTTCTCTGGCTACAAACGCCATGATCGAGCCATCATGCAGTTCGATGTGCTCTTTGGACTGAATCCGGCAGATGTACTTGACTCTGCTGGACAGTTCCGGGTTTTCCTCGATCAGCCGAAGAACCGTGTTGAAAACGTCCAGTGTGGTGGACATCTTGTGCGACGTCCAGAAGATCCGATCCGGCTCCAAATTGAAGACGAAAAAGTCAGCGAGCGCAATGGAGAGCGCAACAGCTTTCGTCTTGCCGTTCTGCCGACCTTCGATCATGGCGACCTGAGTCGTCAGCCAGCGCCCTTCCGCTCCGTAACTGGCAAGACAGTCGATGTCGCGTTGCTGTTCCAGGTCACGGGGAATCCTCATGTCTGTGGCCCAGCCGTTGACGACGTCACCGTACGTCCCCAGCCGGGGTGGAACCCAGAGGGTGGACGGCTCCAGGATGCCCGGAGGAGAGAGGACACTCATTGGCTGATCACTATCGGCGGATGACCACAGTTCTCAAACCAGGCCCCACATGAACACGCATGGGGCAAGTCGTGATCAGGCTCCAGAATACAGATGCAGGTCTCCCCGTCGAGTTTCCAGATTGGACCCACCCGCCAGCCGCACTCAGTCATCAAGTGCTCGTTTCATTGACTGAAGCTGGTTCATTGCTCGGATGCATTCAGCGAAAACTTCAGCAGACATCAGAATCCTGTCTCCCGGTTCAAGCTGTTTGCCGTGCCAGTCAATGGTGAGAAGTCCATCAGCATTACGCCACACCGTAGGTTCATGGACCGTTTGGCCGGTTCCCTCCAGGTTACCCACCGATTGCACGCTCCCTCATTTTTCTCGCACGCTCAGCCCAGTTGTCCACGACATCCTTCTTCTTCGGAACCTTCGCCTCGATCTCAGCCAGCGCGAGACTGAGCTGTTTACTCATGCTCGTGCGCGCGGCCCCGGTGATGTCGTTACCGTCCAGGTCCCGGGCCATCCGTTCCAGCAACGCGCCGTCCGGGGTGTCCAGTTGCCCCAGCTCCGTCAGCTTCTTCACGGTGGTCTTCTCGATCCGGCCCGCCCGGAACGGGGCCGGCTCCGGATCGTCCGGCAGATCCGGTGACGCCTGGAATGGAAGCTGGGACAGCGACGTCAAGCCGTGGACGCGCGCGGGGGCACAGTCGTAGCACTTCTTCCGGTGCGGCTGATCCGTCTGGAACTCAGCTCCGCATCCGGAGCACACAGCGTCCCGGACTGTGCCCCTGGTCATCGGTAGGTGCCGTTTCTGCACCCAAAAGTATGGAATTCGGTCTGGTAGCACACGGAGCACCGGGTTCCCACCACAGCCCCGGCTGGGTACTTCTCTCGGCCCTGACGCTCGGTCTGGCTTCCGGACTCAGGCCACGTTTCTCCGGCAAAATAGTCCGGTTTGCACTCTTCGCAGACGTATCCGATTCCGGGGGTTTTGGATTCCACGTTCTGTTCTCTGCACACTTCGCACCGGAAACGTCTGTTTTCCAGTTCACACACCGTAAAGCACCCAAAGCACTTTCCAGGGCTCAGGCACCCCGGTCGCTCGGTCTGGCTTCCGGACTCAGGCTCCGTGTGTGAGATCGAAACAGTGGCGGGGTCAAATAAGCTGGCTGCTTCGTGATCATGATTTGAAATCCGAAGGCTATCGTCGCGAATAACTTCGGGTAACTTCATCTTTCCCCTCCTTTCTCGCGTAGTAGGTAGCTGCCTGTCGTGCTTGATTCTGATTTTTATAATTTAGTTTCAAAGCTATTTTTATCCAAGATTCTCCAGTTAAGCGCAACTCATACGCTGAACGCGCGTTACTCTTTACCTCTGCTGTTGCGTTGACTAACGGATGGCACGAGTAGCAACGCCAACTGGTACCCGACAAGAAGGTCATGAACCTAGTACAGTCCCTGCATTTACGGGGAGGCTTAGGCCCTAGCACCCACACTCCACCACCCTGGTACACACTCTGCTTATTACCATTGTTCTTTGAAGAGTTGCAGTGCAGGTGGGCTAACTGAGTATTGGCATACGAATGCTCTCCACCCACAGATAGTGGGGTGATGTGGTCCAGGCTGGCACCCATGCGCTCACGCCCAGGTATCTTCGGATCTACAGGGTCATTGCACAGTTGACAGATCCACTTATCTCTTTCAAACACAATGAGTGGATCTACAGTTTCTACCATCTGAGTACGCAGTATCATCTGTCGACGTGCAGTCTTTGCAGAATTCCTAGCTTTATCCCCTTTAAGTTCAGTCTGCCCATACCTGTAAAGGGTTCTGCACGTGTGACTACATGTATCTGCAATTTTCCATACACCCTTATACTTAAAAGGTTTTGAGAAAAACGAAGTAGAACACACAGCACACGTAGCGTTATCGGTAACCGTGGCTACAGTCATACCTACCACTTCCTACTCTCATCTAGGTCTTTGTCGGTGACTACCAGAGTCAGGGTCTTTCGTAGCCTGTTTCCGTACTGTGCCCCACTCTGGTCACTGCATCGTGCGTGTTCAGGTTGCGTGTTGGATAGTGCGTTTATCTGAGCATCCGTCCAGCCCATGAGCTTTGCCTCATGCCGGCCCACGATGTGCCCTACTACCAGAGAGTACGGGTTCACTGTCCGCGTTCCTGGGTAGTAGCGCCCGGACGTCCGATCGATCTCGCCTCCACACCGTGCACACGGCTGAGCTGAGCGCATCCAGTAGGGCCGGACCACCTTGACCCAGTGATAGGAGGACAGGAGGGGGTCAGTCCCCTTGCTTGCTCTCCGGCCCATGTGCCCAGCGTACGGCCTGGATCAAGACCGGGATGTGGACAGCTTGCACAGTGCGTGTAAACGGGCTAAGCTGAAGATCCCACCGACAATGGAGTAAAGATGCCTGAACCAGTACTGCGCGTGGGTAGCAACGGAAACTGGACTAACGCGTCCCTCAGAGACACATTTCGCTGGAGAATCAGCCAGAAAGAACCGTATGAACGGCTTGCGTACGCCTATGAAGTACTCAGCCAATTTGCGTTAACGAGGAACTTTACCCGCACTCAAATGCGCGCTGTAGCTACCGGGCTAAAGCTGGGCATGAACGAGGGGGTTAACGAACAATGACTTACGTAGAGCGCGAAGCCTGGCTGATGGCAGCCGTAGAGATTTTCCGGCCCATGTTCGAGAACATCGGGTTTCCTCTCCCGGACAAGGTGCGCGTCGGCATGGGCTTCGGCCCGACCGGTGGACGGCGCGAAAGCAGCACGATCATGGGCGTGACCCTGAACAGGGCCAGTTCTTCCGACGGCGTGAACGAGATCTGGATCAGCCCAGAAGACGCGGAAGCCACGTCGATTCTGGAAACCTTGGGTCACGAGCTTGTTCACGTGGCCCTGGATAATGAAGACGGCCACGGTGGCCGTTTCCGGACGATTGCCACGAAGCTGGGATTTGAAGGGCCGATGGCTCACACTCCCAGTTCTGTCCAGCTCGCATTCAAACTGATCCAGATTGCGGAGAAATTGGGCCCGTATCCCGGGGCTCAGGTCAGTCTGACCAAAATCTTCGGAGAAACCGCTACGTCAGCTCCAAAGAAGCAAGCTAGCCGGATGCTGAAGCTAACGTGCACATCCGACAGTGAATCTCCGTGTCATGGATATTTGGTCAGGATGACCAAAAAGTGGCTTGATGACGTAGGCCCACCCAGTTGCCCGATGGGGCACGAATTGGAGGAATCATGAGAATGGCCCCGGATCACTGATCCGGGGCCGTTCCGCATTTCTTGACCTTCTGCACTGCCAATTCAAGCCCGATGCGCGCTCCGTGCAGACGAACTGCTGATACAGAGTATTCAGAACATGAAACGGCATCTGGGCACTTCTGGGTGTACCGGCTCAGAAACCGTCGGTACACCCAGAAACACGCCAGAATCAGCCATCGCACGTACGGCCCCCAGGATGCCGGTCAACCCGCATCCCCCGAACCGTGACCCGAACCAAGTACAGGATGTTTTTCAGCATTTCTCTCCTTCTTCAGCTTCTCTCCAGTCGGAGGATTTTGACTCCAACGAACGGAAATTCGCGTCTGTGCGTTCCACAGACACAAATCACACGTCCGTATCCTGCTGGTAATTCTTCATCAGTTGGCCTATAAACCATTCGGTATTGCCATCGGTCGTTACAGCCATTTACCTGGCACTTTTTCGGGTTCAGTTCATCCATGACGGACGATCCGGAACAGACGTGATCCGCACCGATTCACCCTCACGGACCATCATCGGCTCCGATTCCGGAACTTCTTCCTCAGCAAGGCGCGCAGCCTCACGGTTGTGCGCCTCCACATCGAACGGCTCCGTTTTCACCGTCTGAGACAGTTTGTACGCTCCGAACACGGTCAGAGCGATACTGTCCCAGATGAAGATGAATTGGAGCGGGTTTTCCTGAATAAACGTCGTTCCCTCAAACACGTTTAGTCTTCTCTCGGTAAGGTGCCGGCTTTGGCAGCATCGACCGGTTTCCAGCTTTTCCACCATTTCACAACGGCTTTCAAGCTGTAGACCGGCCCACACCCCAGAACCAACACGGGTTCAGGCATTCCTATCCGATCACGTCGTTTTGCCCAGTTACTGATCGTGGTTCGGCCTACCGAGAAATGCTGGGCAAGCTCCATCACTCCGACCAAATCAGCAGGATCAAGGCACGAACACACATCATAATCGTGTAAACACGCCACAGTCTCAGTTCCTTCGGTCGGTACGGGTTACTGAGTGAATACTATCCATATCCTGCCTTAGGCACAATGCGCGCCTCCAGACGGAACCGTGGTTCATCCTGATGCGTCCCCAGCGCATCGAAAGCCGGCGGATCGATCTTGTATTGCGCGAGCCGGAGCAGCGCCTCTGCTGAGTACCGGCCGATGGTCTGATTGCACGGACCACAGAGGAAGCCCCGAACGGTCTCCCGCATCGGAAGCCCCTGACGCTCCAGCCGGTGGTCATGATCCGTCGCGAGCGCTTTCGCGGCCCCGGTGGCGCGCTGGCACCCCGGACAGACACGGGCCCCAGCGCTGTTCTGAGGCATCGTGGCCCGGACGGCGTCCACGTCGTCCGGGGAGAGCCCGTAGGTCCGGGAAACGGTCGCTGAACGCGTCTGGGCCTTGGTTGCGCGCTCCCGCTGTCGCCGGCATGTGGGGCACCACCACCCCAGCCGGGGGCCAAGCAGTTCGGTGGGACGTCGTGCGTGGGGTGTCCCCGGCTCGGACTGAACGCAGGGGTGGTGCTCCCCAGCCGGGGGGATGTCGGTGGCCTTCATCGCTACCTCTCACAGAGTGAACTTTCCTGGTCTGTTTTTCCCACCCAGTCCCACATTCCCACCTCCCAAGAGAGGGAGGTGGGAATGGGAAAGTGGGACAACTGGGAACTTTTTCCCAGTGCCCATTGGGACTGGGAAAACTGCTGGTCAGAGCGTTGCGCTTCCATTGGGAACAAGTTCCCAGTCGGAAGTTAGGTGAGACTAACATCCCCGTTTTCCCACCGGGATTATTATCCCATTGGGACTACGGACAGTGACGATCACGCCTCTGACGCTCCGGGCAGTCCCAGCCGGACCGCCTCGTCCGGGTCCAGCTTCCAGCGGCCGATCGGCTTCTTCGTGGCCGGGGAGATCTGCTGCACGAGCACCCCGGGCCGGGCCGGACGCGCTTTCTGAGCGGGTATACCCCGGCTGGGGTCAGCCTTGATCTCCGGAACCGCGACGTGGCCCAGCAGGTCTTGCCACGCCGCGTACCGCGTGTTCTTGCTCCCTGACCCGTAGACAGGGTGGCCGGGGGCTGCGAAAGCCCCCATCGCCTCTGCACGGCTGCACCCGTCGCCGGCACCGAACACGGTCCAGATGATGGCCGCGAGCCGATCCCGGGCGCTGGACTCCCCCGTGACCCCTCCCCCGGCCGCTGGCGGAGCGACGTCGAACGGGTTGTCCGGGTTCCAGCCGTCGGGCACCGGAACCACGGACTCACCTTCCGGGTCCAGCAGGAACTTCAGTGGCTCGAACTCTTCAGCGTCCTTCTGCTTCTCGTTCTCCACGGTGAGCTTGCCGCGCTCGGTCTTCTTCACCCTGATCTCCGCTCCCAGGGCCCCGATGACGGCTGTGGAACCGCGTCCGTGCTCTCCGGCATGGCCAAGGTGGTGAACGGCCACGACGCAGGCTCCGGTAGCCCGCCGGATGGCTTCCAACCGGTCCACGAAGATGCCCATTTGGGTGGCGTCGTTCTCGTCCACGCCGACCGTGACCCGGGCCTGAGTGTCCAGGATGACCAGAGCCGGCTTCAGCGCCTCCAGCGCGGTCCGGAACGGAGCCCAGTCCGCCCCGGTGGCCTGGATCGGTACGGGCAGGATGAGAAAAGCACTGTCCGGCAACGGTTTTCCGTCGTTGTAGCGCGCTTCCCATGCACGCATACGCCGCTTCCAGCCCCGCACCCCTTCCGCGACCATGTAGACCACGAGCCCCTGAGTGGTTTTGTGCCCGTGCCAGGCACGGCCCAGAGCCACACAACCGGCCATGTCCAGCATGACGAAACTCTTACCGTGGCCCGACTTTCCCGTCATTCGAGCGATCGAGTCACGATCGAGCAGACCGTCAATCAATGGCTCCGGGTCCTGGATGTCGTCCAGAGCTTCGGAACCGATCATCAGAGACCGGATGATCTCCGCTCTGGTCTGCTCCACCACTTCTTCGTCGTCTTCATCGACATCGCCAGTTCCAGGCTGTGTAAACAGCTCACGAGTCTGGACAGCGTGGTCCACCGGGTTGAACGTCTCCAGCGCATGCCCGTGACCGAATCCTGGGAATTCCGCGTCACTGATCGACGGGAAGCCCAGCTCCGTGAATAAAGGGCGCATCACCCCATCGTGGTCACGCCAGGCCAGGTACTGGAGTTTGGTGAACGTGGTGGAGCCGGTACGCCGAATCGCGTCCGCCATCCAGTCGGGCGGGTTGTCCGTCCAAATGTGGAGGGGTGCGTGGCCGGGGCTCGTGTCGTACCGGTCACAGCCGACTTCGTGCGCGGTGGCGGACTTGGGCGAACCGTGCGGGCCGGGGGCTGTGAAGATCGGGCACGAGCACCGGTCAGGCAGTCCGGTCTCGATCCAGCCGTCGGGCACGAGCAATTCGGCCCACGGAGTAGCAGCCGACCACACGTCTTTCTGATCGGTGCCGTCCGGAAGTGGCCCGGCTGAAATCGCCCGTTCGATGCGGGCTTTCGCGTTGGCGGTCACGTAGCCGATCAGCCAGGCCGGGGCTTCGGATATCTGCCCGACGATCTCGTAAGCACCTTCCGGCCGGCTGGACGGCGGAACCAGAACCTGATGCCGGTCCCACATGGCCACCCAGCCGGATTCAGCAGCGAGTGACCCGGAACCGGTCGGCAGGGTTACCCCTTCGGGCAGGGTGAACCAGTAGTGGCCCCCGTCCTTGTGGACCCAGTTCTCTTCGCCGTTGTCCGAAATCTTCATGACACCGGGGCTTTTCACGGTCAGACCTGGGGGAGCCCAAACGTCATCCGATACCAGTGGCTGTGCGCGCCAGTCGTTCAGGAACCCCTCCATCTCCGCAACCGTGTCGACGTCCACCACGAGCAAGTTCGACAGCCCCAGCTCCACACCGATGTTTGGCTGTGCGCCGTGAGCTTTCGTCAGACGACGGATCAGGGCCGATACCTTGGCCCGGACCTTGGCCGGATCACCGTCGGGCTGTTCCGGTGTTCCAGTCAGGGACTTCACAGTCAGCGCATGGTCCAGGCCACAGGCGTGGACGCGCTTGTCCCAGCGCTCATCTCCTTTCGCAGCGGCCACGGATCGAGCAGCGGCGTCCGCCTCGTTCCGCTGCTTGGCCGTCAGGATGCACATCGGGACCTTGGTGCCCGGCTTGTCCAGGACGATCGCGATTCCCTCACGGACGGCGGCCGACACGATATGGATCAGCTTCTCGTCATCGCCGGCCGGAACGGAGCCGAAAAGGCGCACGAACTCATCATTTCCGAACATCTAGCGCACCTTCTTTATGATCTGGTCCCCAATGAACTTGGTGTAGGCCGGAGGGATGGCTTCGGACAGTTCGTCCCGGACCATCCAATCAATCCCCATTGCTTTACGAGCGTGCGGAACTCCGGAGAAGTTGCCCACCACGTGCATCCGCTCACCGGGAACGAACGGCCGTCCCATCTTGGTCTGGCGCTCCCGGTGCTCCCGGTGAGCTGGACGCTCCAAGTCCACGTTCGATTCGAACTGACGTGTTCGGTACACGTTCAGTTCCGGAAACATGCACCCGCACAGCTCAAACGGGTTCAGTAACGGGTCTTCATCATCAACACCGGCCATCGGCACCACGTTCTCAATCACGTACGGCCCACCGATCTCCAGGAACAGATCCCGGGTTGGGCCGATCAGACGCGGGTGCTCTCGCTGGCGGATCTTCTGGGCATTGGTCCGTGCCTGACACGGGGGTGATCCGGCCCGGACGTCGAACCGGTGCCCGTGCTCTTTGATGAAAGTCAGTGCGTCGGCACGGTAGAACTCATCCCCGATGTAATGCGGCTGAGGCGCGATGTCGACGCCGACCACGTAACAACCAGCGAGCTGGAATCCCCGGGTAGCCCCCCCAGCGCAGCAGTAAGCGTCCAGCAGAGTCGGGAGATTCTGTGTGTTGTTCTCAAACATTACGCAGCGGCCCACCTTTCACCCAGGTTCTTCATGTCGGTGCGGAGGACGGGAGTCCGCTTGCTCCAGAAACAGAAACGTGCAGAAGGGGTTTCGAGGATCATCACGCCTCCCGGTGCGTCTGTACCCACTGCGCAGCAGCACGGAGCCGTTCGGGGTCATCCTGGAAAAGACCGATACCCGAGTTGCACGGGTGGCAGACCATTCCTCTGACCTTGTTGGTTACGTGATCGTGGTCTACAACCAGTCGATCACGCTTTCCGGACGGGGGTTGACCACAGACAGCACACACCCCCCCTGATGCTTCTTCTAGACGGAGATACTCCAAAGGGGTCAATCCGTAACGACGTCCACGGTTCATGTCGTGCCATCGGCGCATGTACTCCCTCTGCGCTTCTGGATCACGATTCTCTAGTCGCCACTGTGTAGACGCTTCTTTGGCACAGTCCTTGCACCGGGACACACGTCCGTCTTTCATGTTCTTGTTTCGGTGAAACTCGTCAAGTGGCTTGGTTTCCAAGCACTTTCCGCACGTCTTGGTGTCTACGCGGATGCCCATCGCTCCCCCAGGTGCTTCATGTCGGTGCGCAAAATTGGAGTCCTCTTGGCCCAGAAGCAAAATCGTTCTGATGGCTTCTCCAAGATAGCACGTATCTCACTTGAGGCTGAGGTAGACACAACAAACTCGTCATGAAGCGTCAGGTACACGGCATCCTGAAGCCCTGCGTCGATGACCCGGAGAAGGGCATCGGCAATCAGGTCGTACTGACCACCCTGACAGAAGTAGTTGACACCCTTGTGTTCCTCGACCCGTTTGTACTTCGGTGACCATGGGACGTCCAGTACACGGCCCGCAATGGTCAGCATCATCCGGTGTTGTCTCGCAATGGCTTTCAGCTTGATGATGAATTCCTCAGTCTTGGGCATGGCCCGAAAAACGGCCTTACGATACTGTTTTGCGGCTGCGTACTGCGGGTACTTCAGCTCCGGGTTAAAGCCTCGTTTCTGCACTTCCCAGTCGGACGGGTACTCCCACGGTCCGTCGTCCAGTCCCAGGTCAGCAGTCAGCTTGGCCAGCCCCTCACCGTAAAGCTGTGCCAGTAGAGTGGTTTTCAGCACTCCCCGGATCTTCTTCTTCACCGGGTCCATCTCGCAGTCCAGCGTCGTGGTGCCCGGAGGAAGCATCCCAGAGCCGACACCAAGCTGTGTGTAGAGATCGGATGTCCCAGCTTCGTATCCTGCGATCACGTCCATGTCGCCGGCCGCGTTAGCGATCGTCAGGGGTTCACCCTGGCTCAGGTCGATTGACGTCATGTCATCCCCGACGTCGGCCAGCAGGATGCCACGAGCAGAGCCGGAGAACTGCTGGAGCGGGGGCTCTCCCATGGCCACTCGACCGGTGGCCGCTGTGAGCAGATTGATCGTGGGGTGAACGAGCCCGTTGTCATCAGCCAGTTCCGCGACCTTCGCCAGGTAGTCCTTCCGGATGTGGCTGATCTCCTTGTGGCGCTTGAACTTTGCCGCTACCGGGTGGCTGAGCTTGGAGACGGCTTTTGCGTCCATCTGGAGAAGACCGGTCTTGGTCCGGGGGTGTGTCGGATCGATGGCTCCGAGAGACTCCAGCGCTTTGGCCAGATCCTGACCGTTCCCGGGCCGGATGTTCAGCTCAGCCAGATCCCGTTCCGCGTCGGTCAACTCGTGCGCGTTGTCCTCCGAGTACCGGTCCAGGTAATCGAAATCGACGCGAAAACCCTTGCAGGACCGAGGAAGGGTGATCATCCGATTGATCCGGTTCTCCCGCTCCACCAACTCCCACGCCTCGTTACCGGTGACTCCCTGGGAACCGAACGGGTGGCCGGTGGTCAGCCGGTCGTAGGCGGCGCGCTTCACGACCTGATGAAGACGCCAGGTCATGATCGGGTCGGACGCTGCACCCTGGGCATAGATCGGCCGGTCCAGATCGAACTGGAGGAATCCGTCCGTCTTGTTCAGCCCCAGTGCCTTGAACGCTTTGTAAAGCTGTCCCCCGGGCCCGGTTTGAAGGTATCGGTCGCAGGCGTCTTCCAGGTTCTTCCGGACGCGCTCCCCGGGGTTCGCCAGTCGGCAATAGATCAGGGTGTCGGTGACCTTCCGGACGTCATCCAGCGAAACCAGGCTGTTCATGTAGAGGTTCGGCAGATCGAACGGGGAGTTGTGATAGATCAGTTCGTCGGCGTGTGCGTGCCCTTTGATGATCAGGTCACGCTGGAACGGGTCACGGGGGTCCAGCACCACGGCCTGTGTCCCGGAGCCGAACGACACGGACTTGAGCCGGCGTCCGGCCAGGCCCAGTCCGTAGGTCTCGATATCCGCACCGATGGACGTTGTTTCACGGAACAGCTCCGCCAGCGCATCCTTCACAAAGTCGTGCCCGATGGTGTACTTCGCATTGACAGCGGGGGCGAACTGGAAGGTTCCGGGGGTGCTGATCCGGGCCGGGGGGTCGGAGTAGAGCATCTGGTATCCTCGCTACTGGTTGCTTGTCGGTGGCCAAACGGAAACGGTGTCTTGGGTGATTCCTCCCTGGGGCACCGTTTCTGTGTTAGGTCTAAGACTCTCGGCCGTAGAACTCTGGCGGCATCCGTCCCTCATACTCAGGCTCGCTGAAGTGCCCCTGAAGGTCAGCCGAATCGACATACGGGGTGGCCTCGAATGTACGAACTGGTTCGGGCTGACTGAAGTGCTTTCGGAGAGCACCGATCACGCCTTTTCCGGGGTCCGGGATCTGTGGACGTGGGGCATAGCCTGCTGTCCGTGCTTGGAGAGCCCACGCAGTCAGCGTGTCCTGAACCTCCGTGGCGGAGTGCTCGTGTGTCTGCCCCCCGCCATCCGGGCAGACGGGGCAGAAATCGGCCACGCCGAACACCACCACTGGACGCTTGGCCTGGAGTGCACGCTCCATCTCTCCGTGGAGAGTTTCCCACTCTCCCGGTTCGAATCCGGTCCGATCACGGTCACCGGTTTCGGTCTGCTCCGCAGGCAAGGTGTACGGGGCCGGGGGCACCGTAAGCGCTTCCTCGATCGTCATCTGACCTTCGATCGGCGCATCGGGGTGCGGAGCCGGCTTCAGCTCCATCAGCGCGTCCAGGTCGGCGCGCCGGTAGCGCAGCTTTCCCCCGGCCGGGTCGGAACCGTACCCGGCTTCCGGCGAGTACCCGGTGAGCTTGCCCTCCTTCCGGAGCCGGAGCAGCGTCCGGGGCGAAACCCCCAGGTACGCACAGGCTTCCAGCCGGTTGAACCACTGACGTGGGACCGGGCGGGGGCCGCCGGTGTTGTAGATCAGCACGGTGTCGACGTCTTCACGGGTCTTGGGCGTGGTGCCCGGAGGGTAGGCCACGGTGGCTCTCCTTCATGTCGGTGTGCCCGAACTCTAGCACCTAGCGGCCACGAGTGGACACGACGCGCCAACAGTGGCCACGAGTGGACACGGCGTGATAGGTTCTGGGCACACCAGCAGTTCACCGACAAGGGAGTGCAGATGTTCGGAAAGAAGGTCGTAAAGATCCCCCAGGGCCGGACGCTGACCGACGGACGGGTCAGTTTCAAGTCCGGTGCCAAGCCTGGCCCTGCCGGCTCCGGTCAAGCCAGAAACGCCAGGGTGGCTGCCAAGTCCGCCACCAAGCCGACGAAGTAACAGAACAGCCCAGGCCAACGGAAAGCAGCCCGTTCGAGTCGGGCCCTGGGCACTCCGCGCACCCACCGACAAGAAAGTCACACGATGGCATCCGTCAGAAGCACCAACATGGCGCACCTTGTGCTCCGGATCATGCGTGATCACCACTTCCGGACCAAAGCTGAAGCGAACACCTTCGCGTTCAACTACTTGGCCAGTGCCGTCAAGTCCGGAACGTGGACCAAGGAAAACTTGATCGCAGCGGCCAACGCTCTGGAAACCGGAATCGGGGAAGTGAAATGACGCCAGATGAGATCGCAGAAGCTATCAAGGAACACAATCGCCTGAATCCAACGCATGGAGTTGCTTGTGCGTGCATGGACGAATTTGCGCACTTGTTACGGCTTCAACTGAAAGCTTTCGATACTCCTATTGACATGTGGCTCAGTTCCGACCCGCAAACGGTGAACTTGGCCCGGAGGTACACCCACGTTTTGGCATTGACGCTGAAAGGACTGAATCGGTGAAAAATCGATGCTGGCTCAGTAGGTGCGCGCGTGAAGCCACACGGCATTTTGTAGTCAACGGATACGAGCTGTGGCTTTGCCTTCCTCATGGCCAAGAATTGGATGAGAAGGTGGCCGATGCTCCCGGTTACTCGTCAGCAGCACCGGCCAAGGGATACCGATCGCATTGGCCGTGGAAGCTTGTCAGTGCCCAATATCGGAGAGTGTTGTGACCTTCCTCAAACCGTTCCCGTTCCAGACGGAGTGCATCCAGGCATTCAACGACGGTTTCAATTCCGGGCTCCAGCGTCTTGCCGCTGTGTTGTTTACCGGAGCCGGTAAAACTGTCATCTTCGCCCACATGGTCCACCGTTTTGTGGAACGCACTGGAATGCGTGTGGCCATCTTTGTGGACCGGGATGAGTTGGTGAAACAGACCCACCGTCAGCTCCACGGCGTCAACACAGAGCTTCGGATCGGTGTGGTCAAGGGCAAGCGGAACGAGATCTGGGACGTCGATGTCGTGATCATCTCGATTCAGACGCTGGCCCGACGGGACCGGAAGCGCCTGGAGCAGATCCCGGCCGATCACTTCGGCCTGCTGATCGTGGACGAGTGCCACAAAGCCGGAGCCCGTTCGTATCGAGATGCTTTCGAGTATCTCGGTGCGTTTACCGAGGGTCCACGGGTGCTCCAGTGCCCGGACTGTACCAACGGGCTAGAGCTGTGCGGCAGTAACGACGTCCGGGACTGCTCTACTTGCCAGGGATTCGGAAAGATCGAGGTTCCGTCCGTCAAACTGGCTGGCTTCACGGCTACGCTCCAGCGCGCTGACGGTGGGCTTGGTGACATCTTCCAGGATGCAGGTACGCCGACCGGAGCTGTCTACAAAAAGGACATGCTGTGGGGCATCCGTAATCACTACCTCGTGGACGTCCGGCCCCGGGCCGTCACCCTGGACGGGTTGTTCGACGAAGTTCCCACCATCGGGGGCGACTTCACCGATGTAGGTCTGGGAACGGCGATGGTTGAGCAGAACATCGGCGGACTCTACGCTCACGCGCTTCAGGAGGAAGCCCCCGGCCGGCAAGCCATCGTGTTCGCCCCGGACGTGGCCAGCGCCCACCACATCTGCGCAGCACTGAACGAGGCGGGCCGGACCGCTGAAGTGGTGGTGGGCTCCACGCCACCGGAAGACCGAGACCTGATCTATAAGCGGATTCGGACCGGTGAGACCCAGGATCTGGTCAACGTGGACGTGGCCACGGCCGGTTTCGACATGCCCCAGATCTCGTGCGTCGTTCCCCGGCCGACGTCCAACCAGGTGGTGTTCATTCAGCAAGTGGGCCGGGGGGTGCGGACGTGGCGTTTACATGACCCGTCCAGCCCGTACCCGTGGATTCAGAAGCCCAAGACGGACTGTGTGGTGTTGCTGATCAATGCCAAGTCCAAGCTCAAACTCTGCACCCTGGTTGACCTTTCCGAGACCCCCATCACGGAAGTGAAGGAGAACGAGACTCTTTCGGAAGCAGTCGAACGAGAGGAACTGGAAGAAGCGGGCAAGCCGGCCGTCGACCCAAAGCGTGTTCGGATCACCGACGTGGATCTGTTCACCTACTCCCCGTTCAGCTTCCGGAAGACCACCGGTCGGCAGTATGTCTACATTCCGACCAAGGATTGGCTCGTAACGGTGTACCCGCACACCACGGCCCCTGACACGGATTACATGGTCGGCACCGTGTGGTGTGGCAAGGGAAGCCCCCGGAAGGGACGGACGATTGCTACGCATGTAGACCTGGGCTACGCCATGGCGATAGCTGAGTCAGAAGCGGAAGACATCGACCCGGTAGGTACGCTGGCTCGAAAGTCCGCGTCATGGAAGAAAAAGAAGGAACCTCCGTCTCCACAGCAACTCACATTTCTTCGTACGCTGAAGCTCCAGAAGCGGTTCAAGGGTGAGATTCCCGAGAACGCTACGAAGGTGGAAGTATCTGAACTGATCTCCGATGTGGTCGACAGCGAGCGCCTTGACGGGTATACCCCCAGCGCTCCGGTACAGGAAGAAGACGACGAATGAACCTCTCCGAATCCTTGCTTAAGGGCAAGCTCTCATGCGCCATCTCGATTCGGGACAAGCACGCCCGGACGCTGTCCGGCATCGATCCCAGCGTGAGCCCCCGACGTCACGCACTCGTTGCCGGCAAGCTGGAACAGGCCAAAGCCGATGTCGAACGGCACGCGTCTGCTCTGGACGACTTCTACGGAGCTACCCATGGGTAAGCACGCATGTCGGCCCACGGCCCCCTGCGCAGACTGTCGGGCGCAGCTGGGAGGTGTCACCAGGTGTCCTGCCTGCGATTCGCCGTCTCCTGATCTGCACCCCGTCAGAACTGTCGGTGGTCAGTCGTACGCTCAGCCTTGCTCGCATCCGTTCCACCGACCGTAAGGACTAACCGTGTTCGATCAGCCGACAAGTGCCGAAGTTTTCGATGAAGACGCCTCACCGTTCGATCAGCCCGGACAGACCCATGTCGACCGGATTCAGGAATTTTCTACCTACCGAATCGTTCCGCACCCGGTGACCGATCTTCCGGTAAGGATGGCCCGTCCGTCTACGTTCGGTGGAACTCTCTCGGAGATCGATACCCTCGTGGAGTGGAAGATCGCAATGGGGGTTCTGGGGGTCGGCAAGTTCGAGGATCTGTACGCGCTGGCCAACTCCACGCCTCTGCCCGAGGAACCGATTGAACTTCGCCCGCCGGGGTGGTGGATGCCCTGGGCCAAGATCGGCCACATGGGCATGGACGCAGCCAGATCGGCTCACGGTGCGCACCTGGGAACATCCGTGCACTCGTGGACGGAACAGCTCGAACAGGGCACGATCGAGGTTTCTGACGTCCCGAAGAAGTTCCGGCCCCATGTCGAGGCGTTTCTCCGGGTCCACGCGGAACACGCGCTGGAGCTGAACACGGACTACATGGAGACCCTGATCTGTGAGACCACGGTCCACCGGACGAAACAGACAGCGGGGCTGTGTGGCCGCCTGGACCGGCTCCGGGACCACCCGTCGGGCTGGCTGTTCGTCGACGACACCAAGACGGGGAAGCAGGCTCCGAAGGGTCTGGACGAGATCGCCATCCAGGAAGCGGTCTACGCCAACGCCGAGTATCACTGGGACCCGGACGGCCAGGTCTGGAAGCCGGCTCCGGAGAACGTTCACAAGGGGATCGCGTTTGTGACCCATGTTCCGATCAACAATCCGGACGCCAGCGAGATCATCCCGGTGGACATCGAGTGGGGCTGGAAGGCTGCTCACGTCGTTGCGTGGGTGCTGGCGTACCGGAACCGCGCCAAGCGGAAGAACGACGGCCTACGGCTTCCTGTGACCGTTCTAGGCCAGATCACGGACTACGTAGCGGACTTGACCACAGACTGAGAATCTGTGTTAGAGTTCGGAACGAAGGACAAAGCGTCCACCGACTGAGGGAGATTACGAAAATGGCATCGAAGGCTGCACTTCTCAAGGACACGCTCCACGCGCTGGAGGTCCGGACCAAGCGGGCCACCAACATCAACAAGGAGTTCGAGGCTGCGAAGAAGGCGTCGGAGCGGGCCACGGCCCGGATCGAGTCGGCCACGGCTGCCAAGACCAAGAACGACACGGAGCTGACGGAGTTCCGCGAGATCGTGATCGCTCTCGGCGGCAAGGTTCCGGAGCAGGTTTCCGAGACCACGGACGAGACCACAGCGTCCGGCGAGGTTTCCGAGACCACGGACGTCATCCCGAACGAGGGTGCCGAGGGTCCGGCCGTGACCGAGGGTGAGACCACGGAGAACGAGGAGTCCGAGACCCCCCGGGCCAAGGGTGGCCGGTTCGCCCGCAAGGGCTGATCGAAAGCGGGAGTTTTTCCCAGGTTTTCTCCAGAATCAAAAAGACCTGGGTAGTTCCGACTAGCTCAACGGATAGAGCATTCTGGAGGGTCGCACCCCTGGAAAGGTTCCTGGTTCAAATCCAGGGTCGGAAGCGTAAGGGCCGGACATTCCCAGAGCCGATAATGTTTCAGCGCGTGGAATGGGTAACCTCCCGTCCGGGAGGTGTAACGAGATTTGTTACTCCGGGAGTGGGAGAAATGGTGCCCCACAAGGTCCCCTGTAGCTCTCGGTCGCGCGTCGGCCGACTCGCCCACAAGGCGAAACGATGAGAGCAAGGTCCGGGTTCGATCCCCGGCGGGGGCACGCGTCGAAACGTTGACCGTATACAGACGACTGCCAAAAACCTCCGCCAGTGTGCGGGTATCCGACAATAGCTCAGAGACCCTGAGTGTTTCGGATAGAGGAACGGTCCATCCTCAGAAAACACCAACAGAAACGAGATACAGAAATGGCGTTCAACAAGGCGGGCTCCGTGGAGTCCAATCCGTTCGAAACGGCCGGGGCTGCTACCTCGATCCGGTACCCGTCCATGAAGCAGTTGGGCACTGGAGCGGTCCCGAAGGATGTCGTCTACGCCCAGGGCACCGACGATGAGCAGATCGTCAAGAAGTGCGCTGGCCGGCTCTGCATCTTCCAGCCGGTGGATCTGGAGCTGAACGTCCCCAGCCGGTTCAAGGGCGTGCCCCCGGGCCCGCGCTTGAAGGTGGATGTGACTGTTCTGGACGGTGAGCCGATTCCGGCCGTTCTGGACAAGGACGGGGACGAGACCTACGTCTTTCCGGAGCCGCTGGTTCCGGGGTTCGTTCTCTCGGCCATGTTCATCGGGCAGAAGCTGATCGTGGATCAGCTCCGGAACAAGGACGGATCGATGAAGACCGGCATGACGCTCGGTCGGATCGTGAACCTTCCGCCCAAGTCGGCCGGCGGCAACAAGGCGTGGGCCATCGGCAACTACTCGGACGACGATTTCAAGGTGGCGTCCGAGTGGATCAAGGCCAATCCGGCTCCGTCGCCGTTCGCCTGATCTGACAGTCAGAAACCCGGCTGGTTCTTCGGAACCAGCCGGGTTTTTGGCTTTTAGGGTCTGGTATGCTGTTCACACCACCGACAAGTGTAAGGAAGTGAACTAGTGCGTGTCGCCGTTTACACACTATGGTTCCGGGCACTGGCGTACCTCCGGTCAGCAGTGTCCATCAGAACAATCTGGAACGTTTTCGTGGCGTTTGGTCGAGGCGTGGCCCGATCTCTGGCTGCCACCGTTCGGTTCGTCAACGCCGACAGTAAGCTAGAACTCAAACTGGCCGATCCGGTGAAGCACCACGTGGAAATGTCACGTCGTCGCTGGGTCACGTTTGGTTTCCTGGCGCTGTGGATCGTCATCACGGTGCTGATTTTCCAGAAGTACCCGTGGCCGGTAGCTACGGCGTTCTTTCTGATCCACGCAGCCCTCATGATCTGGATCGGAAAAACTGACTTGCTTCTGGCCAAGGTCCAGACCAAGCGCATGGTCGGAGAGTCCATGCTCCGCAGCGTCGTGGACTCGCTCACGCTGACTGCGGCCCAGCTCAAGGCCGAACTCACGAGCCAGATCACGAGCCCCCCGGCCAGGTTGCCCAGCAACCGGGGCTTTGAAGTGACGATCCGGGTCAACCCTGCCGGCAACCCGGAGAAGATCCACAACGATCCGTTGTCCGTGGCGCACAAGCTCCAGAAGCCAGCCCGGACCGTGTTCGTCTACCGGGTCTCGGCCGATGCTTCGCTCGTGCGCATCCTCCTGCTGGACGTCGACCCCTGGACCCTGCCCCCGTCCGTCAACCCGCTCGTGGCCAACCCCCGGCCGGTGAACCTCTGGACGGAGCAAGCCGACCTGGGAGTGCGCCCGGACTTTGTTCACATGCTGAAGAAGCTCGTGGAGGAAGGGGACGGCGGGGGCATCATCGCCGGTGGCGCACCCCGGAGAGGTAAGTCCGTTTTCCTTTCCAACATCCTGGTTTACCTCATGCTCGACCCGACGGCGCACATTCATTTGGTCGACGGCTCCGGGGTTGATTTCGCGGCTGTCAAACGGGTGTGCGCGAACTACGTCGGTGACGCGGATATCTCCGACCGTGAATTGCTGGCCAAGACTCACGGTCTGGTCAAGGCGCTCAAGGGGGAGGCGTCCCGGAGAAAGTCCATCCTGGCCGGGGAGGGAGTCTCCAAGCTGTCCGAGCGTCTGGCCCGGAAGCACAGCATCGGAACTGAGTGGCTGATCATCGACGAATTGGCCGTCATCACGCAGGACATGTACACCAAGCACAAAGAGGCAGTCGAGGATTTTCTAGACGATCTCCAGTGGCTAGTGCGCATGGGCCCGAAGTATGGGATTTTCTGTGTGCTCTCCACCCAGCGTCCATCGGAGAAGTCCATTCCTCCGGCCATCAAGGCTCTGATCGTTTTCCGGGTTGCGTTCTACATTGCGGATCAGCCTGGCTCCATGGCGATTCTCGGCAAAGCAGGTATCGCCAACCGGGCCGACCTGTTGGACCCGGATCAGAAGGGAGTGTGTATCGCTATCGGTGAAGGCCAGTTCCGGGCGCACTTGGTGGAGACGTTCGATCTGGAGAAGGTAGCCAGTTACGCGGCTGGCATCCGGTCTGGGTACCAGCGGGATGGACAGTCGGCACCGGAAGATGCTCGGTGGCCGGAACCGATTCAGACCATGATCGACATCATGACCCGAGAAGAAGTAGTTGAGATCACAACAGAGCAGATGCTCGAATCTCTCCAGGCTCTCGGATATGCCCGAGTAAACAAGGATGTTCTCGCGGACAGCGTCCGTCCAATGGGAGTTGCTCCCAGACGCATCCGGGTAGACGGAAAACAGAAACGAGGCTACGTCTTGGCAGATCTGAAGCGTGTCCCAAAATCCGTCACAAACGCCGACTCTGCCGCGTCACCGGCCGTCCCCGGGACAGCCTGTGACGAGTGCCAAGACAGCGCCTGTGACGGCATCCACGCCGTGGCTGCCAGGCAGGCTCAGGACTGCATGGAGGAAGATCTGTGAGCCGGCCCCAGGAACAAGACAGGGTGGTCCGGTGGCTCACCATTGGGCTCACCATCGGTGCGTTTGCGAACAGCTACCGGCACGGCGTCGACTGGACCGTGAGCCACTCCCCGGAGGCTCAGCCGGAGTTCTGGGCATGGGTCATCGCAGCGCTCCCGGAGATCATGATCGTGATCTCCGTCCGGCTTGCGCTCCGGTCCCTGCGTGACCCACGGGTGTGGGTCATCGGGGGCTATGCCGTCGGGTGGACCATGTGGGTCAACGGAGCAGCGGCGGCCGGGGGGCTCAGTGGCTCAGTCGTGGCTCTTTCCCCAGCGTGGAGCGCACTTCTCGCGCTATGGGCCATGGACCACCGGGGCTCAGGTGAGCCTGAGCCAGCGGCTCACACCGGTGAGCCTGAGCCAGTGAGCTTGGCTCACATCGGTGGCTCAACTGGCTCATTTGAGCCGGCTCACGATGGCTCAACTGGCTCATTTGAGCCGGCTCAAGTGGCTCAAATGAGCCAGGCTCAGGGGGGCTCAAACGTGGCTCAGACTGGGCCACGGCGGGGGGCTCAGCGTGGCTCACGGACCGTGGCTCAGCATGGTCCACGGGCACGGGTTCAGGCGTGGGTGGATCAGCAGGGTCCGGGGCTCAGCATGGCCGACCTGAGCCAGCAGTTTCCGGACGTGAGCCGCGCGACCCTGAAGCGGGTCAACCGGCCCAAGACGGCTGTGACGGCCACCGACAGAGAGACGGTAAACGCGTGATCAGGACCGAAATTCAGCGAGCGCGAGACATCGCCGTGTTTGACTTTTTGTCAGACAATCACGGATCTATTCTCGAAAAGGAAGGGGAGAACTTCGCCATCATCCATACCGGCGGATTGGACCGGTCTCAGGTCAAGTTTCACATCATTGCGAGCGTGGTCACGTGTGGTCTGTGGCTTCCGCTGTTCTGGACTGTGGCCATGCTTCGGGCACCACGCCGCTGGCTACTGTTCATCAACGACAATGGCAAACTCACGATTACGGAGCTGCAAAGTGAATCATAACCATGAACGGGTCATCGCTCACGGCGCACTTCTCGACTTACGAACGAGTCTGAAGAACCGAGACCGGATGATTGAGGGCGATGGTCCGCAACGGGCTTTCGGCCGGCTCTACGATTCTCTGACCGTGGAGGAAAAGGACTTTCTTCAGGCTGCGATCGAATTCACCAAGCCCCGTCCGCCGACCTGGCTGGACAAGCTGAAGGAGAAGCTGAATTGGTGACGACGAAGCCGATTGCGGCGCTCTGGGCCAAGCTTGAAGACCAATTCAGTGAGACACGGTCCCGGTGGGTGGCCAAGCCTCAGCCCAAGGAACTGTCTGAGCGTGACTCGAACACGCTCGCGAGTGCCATCGACATTCTGAACGCACACGATGCGTTCCTGGACGTGCTGTCCGCCGAGAAGAACAACCGGGACGCGCTGGAGCCTCGTGATTTCCGGGTGGAGTTCACGACGTTCTTTCTCCAGCGCAAAGCCATTAACAAACACCGGAGGTACTGATGTTGAAGAAACGGAGATTCAAGGCCAAACTCCGACGGCCACAATTCATCAATGGCTGTTACGAATGGCTGCTCTACGATCAGAACGGGCTGTTTCTGGGACGGTACATAGCGCGTACTGACGATTTCTGGGCTTCAACTGATCCCCAGGCTCCACGGCTCGCGGACATCAAGCTGTGATGGCCAAGGGGCACCGGGCATTCTCGGCCACGTACTGGCTGGGGATCACGGCTGGCCTGGACGTCGTGCACCCAGGTCTGATTGCAACCCCGGCCGTGATCGTCGGCGCGGTGCTGGCCTGGCCGATGTCGGCCGGCCGGTACTGCTCCCCGGACATCGACCACCGGTGGGCACCGGGCCCGCCTCGTAACCACTACGACTGGAGGTACCACCGTGGCTGGACGCACCGTTACTGGTTCGCCATGGTTGTTCTTCTGCTGTTCGGGGCCGCTCCCTTCGCTCTGCTTCTCCGGGCCGGGGTACCCGCTTCAGCTGCCAGCGCCATCTTCGGACTTCCGGCCGGATGGTGGAGCCATCTTGCCGGAGACCAGATCTACGGACGGCTGAAGGTGCTGGGTCGCGCTCGCGGGCTGGGGTGGAAGACCGGGGGCGTCGCGGAATCCGGTGGCCGATTCTGGCGTGATCCAGCGGCCCAGGTCTTCACGGTGGCATCCGGTCTGCTCGTGGTCGCGCATCTGGCGCTGGCCTGAAACCCAAGAACGGCCCCGGATCACTGATCCGGGGCCGTTCTGCTGTTGGGGCTCAGATCTCGTCGATCCAGGCGTGGTCGCAGCGCATACGCGCGTCCAGGTTGAAAATCGTGACGAACCCCTCAGCTTCCTTCCGGTGGACGAACACGACGTCATCACCGATGTTTTCCAGCATCACGATGCCCAGCTTCCGGTTCAGTTCGATCCGGTCCGCCTGCGACATCTCCAGCGAGTGAGCGTCTTCGTATTCGCCAACCATGATCTTGAACATTTCTCGGCCCTTCGGTCGTTGTCGGTAGCTTCTGTGATCAGCTTACACAAAAGAGCGTGTAAACGCAACGGCTCCGGAGAAATCTCCGGAGCCGCTGGCTACTTGCCACGTCTGTGCTTTTTGTGAGCTGGAATCGGACAGTTGCCCATCCGGTCGCACGTCCCTCCGTCCTTGGTCGGAGCCCCGCACTTCTGGGCTGACTGCGCACTTTTGGTCGTTCTGGTTTGAGTCTTCACCGGGTGGTACTCCCAGCCGTTGGGACCCATCACCGGCTCCACCACCGTGGAGTCAGGGAGTCCGGCCCCTTCCCATTCGAAGTTCCCCGTGGCCTTCAGCTCACCGGCCGTGGTCCGGTGCTGCTTCCGGATCTGCTCTGCGTGACGCGCGTTCAGCTTGGCTTGCTTGATCGCAGCCTGGCGCTTGGCTTTCCGATTGGCTCGGACTTTTTTCACGATCAAGCGGAACAGCCCCCGACGGCGTGCCATCAGCCGTTGTCCGACCATGCGTCGGAAAGCTTCAGATCCGTGTAGGTGGCGATGTACGCCAGGCCGTGGAACGGCTGAGCCTTGTTGTAGGCGTAGACGAACTTCTCCGCTTCCGTCTTGTCGATGGTGGCTCCCAAGATCAGGAGCGCGTCATCGGCACCAAGTGCCAGAACCAGATAGATCGGCATTTTCTGTCTTCTTTCTTGTCGGTGGACTACGCGGTTGGTCCTCGGCCGTTGCCCGGGCCGTCCGGGATGAAGTCGGCGTAGCGGCGGTTTGGGCGCGAGTTGCCGTTCGCGTCCTCGACCATGAGCCGTTCTGGCGTTGCCTGGCCGGCTGTGATGCGGGTGGTGAGCACCGCGCGCCGTACCGTCTTGCCAACCCGGATCGTCCCGGGGGTCTTGATGATGGTCCATCCGTCGTATCCGGGGCCTGCGGGGTGTTCGGTGCGGGTCTCTGTGTTCATACTGAAATTCTAGCAGGTTTTGACCAGAAAGCAAGAAACCTCCCCGTTTCCGGGGAGATTTCTCAGAGTGACGGCTTGCCTGGCTTCAGTCCGTTCTTCTCGCAGTACTTCAGGTAGCTGGGGCTTTCCCAGTAGCTAAGCGCGATAACCAGTCGGCCCTTCTCATCCAGGGCGACACCTTCCGGGATGTCCTCACACTGAGAGCACTCGGTCTCATTGACCCGCGTTCCGTGCTCGCATGTCTCTGCGAGTTCCGCTGCGATGATCTCTGCGTCCGTGTTCATACTGAAATTCTAGCAGCTTTTGACCAGAAAGCAAGAAACCTGGGGAAAATCCCCAGGTTTCTTGAAAACTACCTCCTGATCAGGAATCCACCTTCGTTCGGCTGCTCCGGATCTTCTTCGCCGTGGTCTCGCTGGTAGCCGGGAACTGGGCCCTGATCTCAGCCGTGGTAGGCCATCCCTGGCCGTTCTTCTCGCGCTGCGTGGCCCAGAGCACCCCCTCATCGAACTTGGTCAGACGCGGGGTCTTGTGGTCCGTGGGCACCTTCCTCGGAGCGGAGAGCTTCCGGGCCGGAGCCGGCTTTTTCTGCGTCAGAGAGACGATTTCCAGCGCGAAACCCATCACGGCGAACACCGGAGCCACCAACGCAGCACAGATGCCGGCAAGTCCGGTAGCCCCGGCCAGGTTGGCTGTGAAGGTCACTCCCAGGGACATGGCCCCGATGGTGTACATGATCCCCTTGACCTCCCGGCTCAGGGTCGCAGTGGCCAACGTCAGGATCACGAGGAACACCCCCACTTCCGGGATGAGCCCCAGCCAGCCAGCGTGTTCCGGCTGTCCGTTGTCGGTGAACCACTTCACGGTGTGCTCGTAAGAGTTGACAAACGCAACGGCCGTCAACCCGGATGTGAGGGTCCGGCGAACCCAGACCAAAGCGTTGGTGTACTTCGTTGTCGTTGTCATATGGACAACTTATCCTGAGAGTGCGTGTAAACGCAACCTAAAATCCAACTTCTTCAGAAGTTGACAGAAAATCTTAGAACCACTAGATTCTAGTCATGAGCCCAGAGGACGCACAGAAGCTAGCCCGAGAGTGCCGATGCGCCGATATTCACCGGTGCGCCGCGCTCCGGGGGCTTCCCAACATGGAGATGGACTTTCCAGCTCCGTACGATGACTGAGAGGTACCGATCATGGAAAAGATGCCGCTGGACAAGTTGGCAGAGTGGACGCTCCAAGACCCGTCCGAAACGATCGACGACGGGGAGAGCATCTCCGGCTGGGGTGGGGGAGAGTTGGACGACACGTCCGGTGTTCTCACCCTGACGTACACCCCGCACTCCGAGGATGACGCTCCGGACGTCGTTCAGCAGTTCGAGGCGACCACGGCATGTTTCGTGGAAATTGAGAAGCTTCTGGACGTGTTGGCCTCGACATCCAGTATTGGTGTTGACGGAGCGATCTTCGGACGAGAAGCGATCCGAGAGTTTCTCTGTGAAGTTCTGGACGCTCACGAGCTGTAGCGTGTAAGCTGTTCACAACAGCCCACCGACAAGGGAGCGTCACGATGGCCAATGGCAAGGGACCGGTCGCCGGCACAGTCGGCAAGGGAACCCGTCCGGCAGGAACACCGATCAGCACCCCGAACCCCGTGAAGGGGCTGGATTCCTGGAAGTAAGGTCAACGGCCCGGAGAAATTCTCCGGGCCGTTGGTTTTTGCCTAGTTTCTAGTGTAAGCTGTTCACAACAGCAGAAACCGAGAAGGAGACGACATGATCCCGGTCCAGCTCACGAGTTACGAGATCGAAGAAGTGGAAGCCCGTTTCCCGATGATCGTCGACCAGTCCGAGACCACCACGTCTCGCTACTTCTTCCGGGCTGAGTTCCCATTTACCGGAACCCGGGTCGAGTCGGTCAAGTTTCCGATGGGACTCTGGACTCAGCACTACCGGGACATCGTGAGCCAGTTCCGGGCCGACGTGATCGAGGCGGCCCACGAGGAAGCCAACGCGCTGAACCAGCTTCACACGGATTCCGAGAAGATCCTTTGTCGGCTCCGATGAAGTTCGTCGTCGGCCAGGGAGTCCACATCTTCCTCAAGGGAGAGTGGGTCATCGCTGGCCCCCGCGACAGTAAGCACGGAGCCCAGCGCTACCCGGTGAAGCCGGTAGACGAACTGGCTCAGCAGGAAGCGGTTCGCTGGCGGACGCTCCGTGGACTCACTCCTGATCAGACCATCACCTGTTCGGCCAAGCACATCAGAACCAGGCACACTGATCCGTTCAACCGAGCGTAAGGAAACGATCATGAAGTTTGTGGAGTTGCCCACCGAAACGGATGAAACCATCACGATCAACGTCAATTACTTGGTGTTGCTCGTTCCAGGGACCTCGTCTACTTTCCACGGAACCTGGATGCACTTTGTGGACGGGTCCAAATGGTTCACCACGGTTTCATGTGACGCCATTCGGATGCTGGCTGGATAATGAAATCTGGACGTTCCGTTCCGTGCCCGAAGTGTCGACAACCGGTCGGGAAACCATGCCGAAGTCCACGTGGTAGCTCCATGTCGGTATCACACGAGATACGCCGTGATCGAGAAGCCGGCATCGACACCACGCAGAAGACGTACAAAGCTGATTACCGGAAGGCGTAGCCAACGGCCCCCAGACGGGGGCCGTTGCTATTTCACCGGGTGCCGGCCAGAGCGCTGGGCCTTGAGGAAGACCCGGAGCACGTTCCAGAGCACGAGCCCGATAGCGACGCGGACCACGATGCGCACCCATTCTCCGATCTCGCCTCGAAACCAGGGGATCAGGAGAACAGCCACAGAGAGACCGTAGGAGACTGCTGTGGTGGTGAACAGCAGGAACATGGCCTTTCCGGTGTCGGTGGCTTTCCACGTCGTTCTCCAGCCGTACAGTACGGCCAGGATAGCCACCGGGACAAACCCCACAGCAAACGACAATGGGATGAGGACTCTAGTCATTTGGTCTTCCTCCCATAGCTTTCCAGATCAACGGACCAAAGTGGTTCGTCTCTCGCTCGTGGCGTGCTTTGGCAGAACGACCCTTGATCTCTGTCAGATTCTGCTGGGCTTCACGCTCAGCAAGTCTCGCGCGTTCTTGAGCGCGCTTTGCGTCGGAATCCCGAAGGGTGGCCGCTGGTTTTTTCCACGGAACCCACTTCATTCCACCGGTCCGTTCTTCTGGGTCAGCGCTGCTCGCAAACCCGCAATCACAGCTTCGGATGTCCGGGCTATGTCCAGCGCTTCCCGAAGTGCATTGGCCTGTGTCTCTCGGGCTGTCTCGGACAACCGGTGAGCTTCGCGCCATTCCTGGACTTGATGCTGAAGATCCCGGATACGCGCGTTCCGATCTCGCACCCACGCCGTACCCATGGTCACCACGAGCACCAACAGCACGATACCCGGAGTAAGACCTTTGGCGGTTTCTGGATCGAGCCAGTTCATACATTCTTCCTCCGGATACGGGACAGGGTGCCCCAGGTCACCCCGGGACACCCTGTTTACACTAGGTGGTGCAACCCTCAAGCGGACGGGGTTCGGGCCCCCAGCTCACGGGCACGCGCGGCCCCGTAGCCGTAGCTGGACACCAACGGCGTGGCCACGGCCAGCACAGCGGCCAACGCGACCGAGAGCAGCGAGCCGGTGAGGTTCGACTGGTTGCTGAGCAACGGCACGACGTCGGTGCCAGCCCACGTGAGCAGAACCGCGAGCAGCGCCAGCACGAGATGCCGGACCGGTGCCGGCAACGAGAGGATGAAGTCCTTCACGGTAGTTCTCCAGTTCTGCCCCGGCTGGGGCGATTCGGGTGGACCTGATCGAACGGTACCGCGACTACTTCGGAAGCGCCGTGAGAAGCGCCTCGATCCGGGCCAGCGCCTCACCCTGAGCCTTCAGCATCTTGGCCTGATCGTCGGACTTGAGCCGCAGATGCCGGACGACACGATTCGTCTCCTCCAGCGTGCTGAGCGGGTACCACGTCGGGTTGTCCGCATCGACGGGCTCACGGGTCACCGGATCGACGTGCGGAATGATGTCCGTGCCCTTGCCGTTCCAGACGTCGCTTGCCTGCGAAACTGCCATCTCTGACCACGCTTTCGGGGGGTTGTTAATTTCGTTGACACGACGGATGATCTCCGTCATCTGGGCCACGCGCCGATCTCCCGGACATTCCTTGCCGACCGACGTCGACCACCGTTCGCCACCCTTGACCAGATAGCCTGGGACGGCGCCGATACCTTCGCTGTGTTCGATCCCCAGCCGATGCCACCCAATCCCCCGGGTTCCGGGCTTGGAGTCGGTGATCTTCACGGCCGGGATGTCGTGCGTCCGGCACGCCCACGCCACGAGTTGAGCGATCGACTCCAGTTGCCGGGCGGTCCACGCAGCGATGTCACTGGCGGAACGCGGCGCGTTGTCGCCGGTTTCGATGGAGATGATTCGGTGGTTGCCGTTCAGGTTGGCGTCAGCCCGGTAGCGGGTATCACCCCACTGATAGACCACGCCGTCCTTGTTGTCACCCCAGGTCCCGCCGACGCCGAAGTGGGATTCCGTTCCGCTCCAGCCGTTTTCGTGGAACATCCGGTCCGTGCTGGAGAGGTTTCCGACCATCGTGTGCAGACACACGATGTCGTAGCGAGACATTGCCGGCTGATGTCCACTGGCCAACGGTCGCCAATCAGCTCCGGGATACCGTGCCATGACGCTTCCTCTCAGAACGGGTTGTTCGGGGTGTGCGGAAGACAGATGCACGGTCCGCGCTCGTGGAAGCGTCCGGGCCGGGGCCGAGAACTCAGGTCCACTCCGCTGGACAGAAGCAAGAACGGGGCCAGAAACAGCAGAGCCATGAGCATACAGATGAGCACGAATCCCTTACGGGCCAGTCTGTTTCGTTCCGGGTGGTTCATGTGGTTCATGATCGGTGGCTCCCTCAGTCAGTGGTTACTTAGCAGTATAGCCCCTACCGTTTTCTGAGCACCCAGTACTTCCCCGGATGCAGTTTCTTGTCGATCTCCGCAATCGTCCGTGCAATCGTTCTGCTGTAGGAATCCAGCTCCAAAGTAGCTGAAGCGTTAGCAGCGTTGAACTCTACGGAGATCACTCGGAAAACCGTAACTCCATCTCTCGCAGATGCGTTCAGTGCGTCCACCCGGGGCTGTACCCCGGCCACGCGAATCAGGTTGCCCGGCAAGATTTCCCACGGCATGACCATCCGAGAAGTGACCGTGTCCAGCAACGGGCGCGCTACCGTCAGAGTTCCCGCGTTGGGTGGATACTTGTGCTCCAAGAGGAAATTGTCACCCACGTACACAGCATTGGTGTCCGCCCCCAGTTCGTCAGCAATGTCGATGTACGCCGTCCGAGTCAAGCCGGCATCCGTCAGTTGCTGAACGTTCTGAGTTCTCGTGGTGTTGCGGACGCGGCCCATGGCATCACGCCACCGGACATGGACCGCGTTGTAGAGATCTGATGCCGTGGACGGCGCGTCGAATCCGTCGATAGTCGTTGCCTCGTAACGAATCACAGACGGCCACGGGACGTACTCAAACCGAGACTTGCCGTTGCTGGGATTGGATTCCCACGCAGCCCAGTAGAACCCGGGATCGAACACCATCACGTCATTCAGGACCTGATCGGCAGTCGTTCCGTCCGGGTAGGCCAACTGATCGATATCCACCCCGGAGCCGACCAACGTGGCGTTAGGGCCGTCGAACTGCGTCAGCACTCTGCCCAGCAGATCCTGGACCACTTCCACCGGGTCAATGTTGTTGACGGAGTAGGTGTTTGTGGTGTCGTCTGTTCCGTCCGTCTTCTTCAGCAGCGTCCGGACAACGACCGTTGACCAGTATTGGGCCGTGGTGTCGCCGGCCGTGGTGGACGACGTATCTCTCTGGAACCGGCAACTGACCACGTTCGCGTCCGGGTCCCAGCCGGAGCTACTGATGTTCGCTGCAATCACCTGAGGCCCTGCCACGCTGGACTGCTTCAGTGAGTAGGTAGACCCACCCCCTGCTTGACGGAAGAACAACCCGATCGGGTAGTTGGCTGAACCTCCGTCCCCGGTGACGTCGGCCCGGACGCGGGCCAGTTTCATGCCCGCATAGTAGGCATACCGGTAGATGAAGTCGGCTGTCCACGACGTGGTGATGGCGTCACCTTCGTTGGCCCGAGTGACCAGAGCCGGGGTGTCCGCGTCCAGTTCTCCCATCTCTGTAACGGCTTTCGATGATGAGTACGCGGAACGGGTCCAGCGCTCCAGCGATCGATCCACGTAGATCAGGGGCAACGTCTTGTCCTGGGTATGCGTCCGTGACCCCAGGGCACTGAGGGTCCACACTTCGCCACGGTCGCCGGCTGTACGGCCTGGATCTTCCAGTCGTCCTTCCCACAGCGTCCGGCCGTTGCGTCCGTCGTAGACGTACACCTTACCGAAGTACTCGATCTCGTCCGGCTGAAGCGCGAGGGGTCGGTTCATGGCGAACGAGCACGTAGCGAAACCACCGGGGATTGAGGACATAAATCTCAGGTCCACAAGCTGTTTCGTGATGTCCAGATCTTTCCGGGCTGACTTGATCCGGACAGTGATCGGCAGAGGAATCGTCATGAGAGCAGCGGCCTCACAGTCAGGTAGCGCGGCCAATAGGAACCGTTGATGGTGAGACTCTGGCTGGGGATGTCCGACCCGTTCCCGGTGTCCGGCGACACGTCCCGGATGCAGACGATCCGATTCGTGGTGTTCGGGGAGACCATCGGCAGATCACCCACGAAGTACGTGGACAACGTGTCCGTGACGTTGCCCCCCGCGTCCAGGCCGTAGATCGCACGGTTCGTCCCGTCGGCCACGAAAGTCGTTGGCGTGGACGCACTCCAGTTGATGATGCAGAACCGATCATCAGCCGGTACGAACAGAAGGTGGTCCGTGGTGAACGGGTCGGTGGAGGCGGTCCGCTGAATCCAGACACTGATCGGGACCCCGGCCACCGACAACGGTGCGCCGTCCGGGCCGTTGGTCTGGGGATCGACCCCTTCCGGGATCTGCACCAAACCCATGTCCCACATCGGAATTGCGGAGATCGACGTGAATCGAGTCGACGTGTTCTGGTTGTTCCGAATGGCCCGGACACCGTGCCTGATCTCGAACTTGCACACGTTGGCCGGTGGTCCGCCGCTACCCCCGGCCAGGCCACGCAGGAACACGCGGTAGGTTCCGCGCGCATCGACAGACGCACTCGTGGGAAACGCTGCGATCGAAAGCCGTTGCGCGAGTGCGGCATTGGTGTTGAACGTCGTCACGGAAACGTTGGTCCCGGATGGCGGGTTCCATGACGTGCCGGCTGCTGACGTCGCTGTGTCCGTCCCCTGCGTCATGGCTTCGGCCTGGAGCACGAACGGCATGGCGGACGGGGTTCCCCGACGTCGGACGGCCAGCACCGTTTGCCGGCTCGCGACCTCCGACCCGGTGAACCGGAGCTGGAGGGGTGTCTCCACGTCGCCCTTGATGCTGGTCAAATCGAAATAGCGACCGTTCGAGCCGGCCGTGACGTCGGAGCTGACCACCACCGGACCGAAGTCTTCACGGATGCCGTAGGAGAATGGCTCCGCTGGAATGTCGATCTGGAAATCGTAGAGATTGATCCCGTAATCGATCGTGGACTGGTAGTCCGGTGCCCGGAACGTTTTGAAGAACACCGGGGGAACCGTGGGCTCCGGCTGCCACATCAAGATGTTGGTGGCCCGATTCAGCTCACGGTGCAACATCTGTGCTTTGGCGGCTGCGTCTACCGGATCGTTGGTGTCCAACTGGATGTGAAGGCGAACCACCCTGTTTTCGTATGCGCTCGCTGGAATCACCGCGCCGTCCGTCAACAGGGTGGAGTTCAGTGCTCTGGTCAACGGTGGAGGCGAGATGTCCGTTCCGTTGAATAGCACAGTCCATGGTGAGCTGGACAGAGACAGCCTGATTCCAGCCGTCAAGGATATCGAATCCACAAACTGGATACGTTCTTTCGCCATCAGCCGGACCTTCCCAAAAGATTCGCGCTGTTGCCCATGATGAGCCCAACGGTCCGACTGTCCATTTTCACGGTAACCCCGGCCCGGACAAACGCTTTGGCAACGTGATCACCCAGCTTCTGGTAATCGATGTCACCCCCTGTACGGCCCCCAGCGCTCTCCACCGGTCGCCGGTCCAGCACCCGGACCAAGCCGTCAAACGAGCGCGTCTGAGCCGACGTCAGGATGCGCTCCGGCCGACCTGAGCGGTTCACCGCCAGCCCCCCGCTGGGGAGTTCGCCGCCCGCGTCGAACAGTAGCTCGCGCCGGAGAGTCTCTCCCAGGAAGCTCCGGCCCCGGCTGCTCAGGAGATCGAACGGCGGATCACCCACCGACCCACCCTTGGCGTACCCGCTCAGGTGATAGAGCCCGGAGAACAGCGCGTCACGAGCACCCCGGGCCCCGGAGCCGACCCGGACGCCGACACCACCCGCGCTCTCCACGTTCACCCCGTTGATGGTGCCGGCCATGTGGCCGGGGTTCCCACGGAACGAGCCGATCGAGAACGAGCCCCCACCCGGAACGAAGCCGGCGGCTGGGAAGCCGGCCGTGGAGAATCGACGCGAGTAGGGGTTCTTTCCCTGGATCACGTTCAGTAGTGCGGACATGAACCCGGAGCAGTCGTACCCGCTGGGGCCGACTCCACCCCAGAGGTAGGGCTTTCCGACCTGAGAGCGCGCGAAGTTCAGAGCCCCTCCAAGGGAAGGGTTGTAACCCACGGCTTTCTCTGCCGTCTTCTGGATCGCAATCGCACTGATCTGGGCCGCGCTCCGGCCAGCGCGCGACAGTGCCAGGTTCAGGCTGGAGACCATGCCCCCGGACGCCATGCCCAGCACACCGTTTCGCATGGCCTTCATCGCTCCATGGCCCCCGGCTGCTTGAACTTCGCGTGTGGTCCAGACGTGCTCACCGGGCATGAGCATTGCCGGAACACTGTCCTCACCGGACTTGCCCCCGAAAACGCCACCACCGGTAGCGAAAGCAGTGGTTCCACCTCGACCACCGGGGATGCCGGAGCCGATCCGGACGCCGTAGAGGGTGCGCGGAAGGTTGTTCACCAGACGGATTTTCACGAAAGCTTGTTCGTCGTCGATCCCGTTCAGGGCTGCGTTCACCTTGAGCTTGAACTTGTCGAACTCAAGTGCAGCTTTCTTCAGCTTCGGCCCAATGCCTGGCATCCAGCCGAAAGCCCTAGCGGCAGCATGAACCACGTCACCCGCCATGTTCAGCGCGTACTTCGTGATTCCTCTGAACGCACTCTGGATGATGTCTCGTGCACGGTCAGAGCGTTTATACAGGATCACGATGCCGGCCGTTAACAGGGCAATAGCTACGATGACAAGCCCGATGGGGTTAGCCGTCAACGCCGCGTTCAACAGCCACTGGGCTCCGGTCCACAGGGTGGTTGCTGCTTTCGCAACCCCTGAAGCTATCGCCACACCAACGGTTTTCGCTTTGGCCAACGCGAGCGCTGGGTTCAACGCAGCGAAGCCCGTCACGATGCCGGCGACCTGGCCACCCATCGCCAGAGCGGGTCCGCCGAAGCTGACCACTCCAGCGGTGATGGCCCCTAGTGGTCCGTCACTCGCAGCCATGGACTGAGTCCATTGCTCAAACCCACGCTTCATCGTGTCGATGTTGGCTTTGCCGGTTTCCCCAAGTGTTTGGTCCATTCGGTCAGCAGCCCCGGTAACGTTCCCCATTTCCTTGACAGCGCTGGAAGTGTCCAGTTTGAACAGTGCTTGCCCCAGGTCTTCTGACTGGGTACCGAACAGAGCGGTAGCGATCGCTGCTTGCTTGGCAGGGTCTTTCACGGCCCGGAGCTTGTCCAACAGGGTTCCCAGCGCTTCCTTCGCACTGTCGCCACCCTTGGCAAACGCTGCTTGCATCTCCTTCGCGTTCAGACCCAGTCCCTTGAATCCATCCTTCGTGGTTTTCGATCCGTCGATAGCCCGGATGCTCAGTTCCTTGAGCGAGTCCGCCACCAAGTCCGCGTCACGCGCGCCACCCTTGAGTCCCTGGGAGAGCAGGCCAGTAGCTTCCTTGCCGTTCAAACCCAGCTTACGGAACTGAGTTCCGTACTCATTGAACGTGTCGAGCAGATCCTCGGAGCTGTTGACACCCTTCTGGAATCCGACCGTGAGTACGTCGATGGCTTCGCCAGAGTTCTTTACCAGGCCCGTTCTGATCATCTGATCGATGGAACGTGTGATGGCACCGGACGTTTCACCAGTGGTCTTGCTCAGGTTCAGAACCTTTTTGGTGACCTTCTGAAGTGCTTCATCGGACGCCGACCCCATCCCGGAGATGTTGGTCATGACATCCTTGATGGCCCCGTTCACTTCTTCCATCGACGAACCGTAGTTGGCTGCGTAGATGGCACCGGCCGACTTACCCACCTTGGCCGACTGATCCTTGGTCAGACCAAGCTGAGCCCCCAACATGGCGCGACCTTCCTCAAGATCCAGGTTCTGCGAAAACCCAGACGCGAGAAGACCACCGGCCGTGGCCCCGGCTGCGAGCGCACCCTTGCCGATGTGGCCGGCCATATTCTTGAACTTTTTGTCAGCTTCGTCAGAGACCTTCCCCAGGTCACTGATTCCACCCTTGGCCCCGTGATCCTTCCAGAAGACGTCGAAAGACAGCGTAGTCATTAGCCTCTACCTTCCAGGGCTTTCGCCACACGGTCCATCGAACTCTCAAGTTCCTTGTTTGCTGTAGCACTCGCTGCTTTGGTGGGGATCGTCCACCATCCAGGCCGCACCTTCTGGACCACCCAGACACGCTGGTCGCGGTACGTGTGGTGCAGACTCTGACGCTTCTGACGAAACACCTTCTGAAGACGTGACTTTCGACGGAACACCGGCCGGCGAACGAAGCCCTGATTGATCTTGTAAAGCTGGTACTCGTTCTTCATCCGGAACTTGATCCCGTACGCTTGCTTGCTGATCGAGATTTTGGACTTGGACGCCACGTCCACGTTCAACCCACCCTTCTTCGGAAGGATGCGAAGTGCGCTGGCCGGAGCCGACTTTCGCAACGGCATGACGGAGTTACGGATGCCGGCGTTCAGTTCCTTGGTCAGGTCCTTCGCGCCAACGTCCTTACACCGCTTGGCCAGCGCCTTCAAATCATCGGTCACGAGTCAGCCATTCCACAGCGTCAGTCAGTTCCAGCAGGGTCCAGCGATCTAGTTCTCGGAGCCCGGAAGCGAGTCCCGCACAACAAATCTCGAATCTCCAGCTTCTGAGTTCTCCGAAGGATCTTTTAAATCCGGGCTGATCCCCTCATCTCCCTGGTAGGTCTGGTTCAAGTTCAGGGAGTCAACCAGGAACTTCTTTTGATCGTCGTCCATGTTCGGGTTGTCCTGAATGGACTTGAGGAACCGTGCCGACTCGTCGTCGGTCAACGTGATCCGCAGAGCCGACAACGGGTAGTTCAGATCCGTGAACTTCAGCCCCGGCTGGGAACGCCGCATCATGATCCACAGAGCCGCTTTGTGCGCTCGTGCAGACCCTTTCAAGAACATCTGGCCGAATTCCTCGAACGTCTCCCATTTTCCTTGGGGCAGATCTTCGATGGCTTCCGCCTCGACCGACATCAACTTTGCCGGCTCGAAATCGAACTCCAGCCGATCGGCGTCCGGCGGTTCGTAAACAAGCTTCATGATTGGGTCTCCCTCAAGACAACTGGAATGAACAGAGCGGACGGCTGGGGTAGTTCTTGTGCCTGGTCTCCTGCGATCCCGGACGCCGTGCACCGATGGCACCGAATCGGAGGAGTCGCTTTGTACGCGAATTCCTTTGCCGGATCAGTGGTTTCGGCCAGTGGGTGGTGACACCCCGGGCAGAGATCGTTCTCGTACTCTTGGAGCTGGAGCGCGGCCACGGTGTCTTCTTCCGTCCAGGCCGGCTCCGTCGTGCTGATCTGTGCGCCGTCCGCCGCTGTGCGAGTGATCGTCGTGAGCACCCGCCCCGTGAAGACGGACGGCGACACACCCCAGCTCCGCGCGGCTTGGAGAACCGCACGGTGCTGGGGGTTGGTGATGTCGTAGATCACGCCACCGTGGCCCGGAGGTTCGGCTGAACCGTGATCTTCGCCATCACTTCGTACTTGTGCACGGAGTTGGCTTCCGGGGCCAGGTTTCGAACCTCGCCGCACTGCACCGGGTAGACCTCCACTTTGTCCGACGTCGCCCACGCCGTGCCGGCCGTGACGTCGCGCCGAACCACGATGTTGGTCGCGAACCCGTAAACCAGGGTGTTGTAGACCGAGTCGGTACCGACCTGCTTGATCAGCCGAATCAGGGTTCCGGAGAACGACACCCGACCGGCCGAGACCGTGCTGAACGTGGAGTTGAGCTTGGAGTTGTCGACGTCCCCGGTATCCGGCTCGAACCCCACCAAGCCGTCCGGGGTCATCAGCCCGTCCAGGGCCACGCCTGCGTTGAGTTCCGCCACGGTCGGGGCCGCGATGTTGGCAATGGACGGGACGGAATAAACCTTCGTCCTACCATCGGCATTGCTGTCAGCCATCAGGCTTTCTCCTTCTCATCGGTAGCCTTGACGGATGCCACGGCTTTCTTGGTGGTTTTCGCGGCTTCGGGCTTCAAAGCCGTTTCCGGGTCTCCGGCGATGTCGTCCGGCCCCGGAGGGTAGACCCAGCCCGCTTGCATCGCTCCGGCGATGGCGTCCGGGTTGTTGGGGTAGTCGTGGGTGGCGTCCACGGCGGGATGATAAAGCGTCACCCACTCAGAGAGCTGGACCATCTGTCCGCCGTCTGCGCTGGGGACGAACGGTCGTTCCACCGGAGCGTCCGTGATCACCCAGCCGTGGGCCTCGTGCCACTCACGCACACCGGGTTCGTCCGGAACCGTGGTGGTGCCACCGGTTTCGGAATTCTTGAAGTAGATCCAGTCCATGCGTGATCCCCTACCGGGTGAGCCATTCACCGGTGATCGTCGTGGCGTTGGAAAACGTCACGGTGATCAGTCCGGTGGACGGGTTGACGAGTGCGGCCGGAACCGCAATGAACATCTTGGCCGATGCGCCGACCACGATGGCGAGTCCGGTACCCGCGTTGCCGGCCGGGGTGGAGCCCCCGTCCACGAGGGTCACCGTGGACGACGTGGCACCGTTCTCCACGTGGAGAATGATGTCGTCCAGCGGCTGAATCGTTTCGGTCAGAGCCGGTGCGTTCAGCGCCGCACTCGTTCCAGCAGCCGCGATTGTGCGAACAGCAGCCAAAGCCATTGTTACTCCCTAGATTTGGGTCCAGTAGGTGATGGTGAAGGGAGCAATGATGGCTGCCCCTAAATCTGTTTGAACGGGCATCATGTCACCGGCTGACAGCCGCATGGACGAAACCTGATCTCCTAGTGTCGGATTTGCTTTCACGTACGCGGCGCACACGTTCAGCAGGACTCCGGCTCGAACCCGGACAGAATCAATCTTCGTACTGCCGGACTGAGCGATCACAGCACATGGGATAGATCCGGTCTCTTTCGCCCGCGTCTGCGAAAGGTTCGCCCACTCTTGTTCGTACGTCGCAACGGTGTCAGATTCCGGGTCTCCGTCATCTCCGATTGTCACGATGTCTTTTGCGGAACTCCCTGACGGGGAGGAACTGTCGTCCACGAGCACCCCCGTCAGGCCGGGCAGTCCCTGGAACGCCAGCACGAGCGCGCTGACTACTCCGGGCAACGCTACGTCGGCCATGATTCCTCCCTTCCGTTTACACAGATCATCGCACGTCAGCCGACCGACGGGCCCAGGTCATCGGGACGAAGAAGCTCCACGGCCCGGTTGGGGATGGCGTACCCGAAGCCCGGAATCACGGTGGTGTCCACCCCACCCTGAAGCGGCAACCGAGCCGGCCCCCGCTGTGTCTCCCACAGGTGGGCGAG